CTTCCCAAGCCTGTGAGGCGGGTTCGACTCCCGTATCTCGCTCAAGTATTGATAATCAGCCACTTACATCGTTTTTCACTATAAAAACATAATCAAAAATCATCATTTTCACCCACAAAATAGGTACAAAATCGTGCATAATGTACGCCAATGCGAGTAGTTTTGTGAGTAATATGTGAGTAAAATTGAGTTGTGAGTAAAAATTGTGAGTAAAATCTGTGAGTAAGTATGAATAGCATCAAGACGTACGTTGAAGGAAAGTCCCTAAAGGTTTTCTTCATCATCAGTTATCAGGGAAAGAGATTCCAGGTCTATACCGGCATCACGAGTACCGTCAAGTTCAGCGGGATGGTATTCCCGAAGAGTGTTCCGAACGCAAGAGCCAAGACGGCCATGCTAGCAAGGCTATTTGCGTCCGTGGAAGAATATGTCTATATGAACGGTGATCTTCCGGCAGCAAGGATGAAGGACGAAATCAAAGCCATCATCAACGGAAGGGCTGCATCTGTAGAGAAGAATATCCTCTACTACATCGATGAGTTCATCAAGACTAAGGCTAAGGATAGCACCAAGGAGATATTTCTAAGAACAAGGAAGAGAATAGAATCCTTCGATGAGCATGCCGACTTCGACAGCATCGACAGGGACTGGCTCGAAAGATTCCAGGCGCATGAGCTCCTGAAAGGCCGCATGAGCGGTGGAATAGCCATCGACCTCAGAAACATACGTACGGTGTTCAACTGGGCCATAGATAACGAGATTACCACCAAATATCCTTTCCGTAAGTTCTCCATCAAGACGGAGCGTCAGCAGTACCTGTATCTGAGTGCCGAGGAGATGAGGGAGTATCGCGACTTCCCGGTTGAACCTTTTATGGAGAAGTACCGTGACTTGTTTATGCTCGGGTTCTATCTGATAGGCATCAACCTCTCCGACCTGCTCGAACTTCCTGCCGACTGCATCAAGAAAGGGCGCATTCAATACAAGCGCAACAAGACCGGCAGGCTCTACGACATCAAGGTTGAGCCGGAAGCGATGGAGATAATCAGGAAGTATAAGGGAAAGAAGCACCTTCTGTGTATCCTGGATGACGGAGCGAAGGAATCAAGCTTCCGAAGAACGCTTGGTGATTACCTGAAGAGAATCGGACCAACAGAAATGAAGAAAAACAAGCGAGGCGCCTTAATCAAGAAGGAAATCAAGCCGCTTCATAAGGATATAGTATGGTATACTGCCAGGAGAAGCTGGGCTACCATAGCGGCGAGTATTGATATCCCGAAGGAAGTTATCGGTAAGGCTCTGGGTCATAGTGAATGGGATTCATCCACCACCGACCTCTATATTCAGTTCGACAATAAGAAGATAGACGAGGCGAACCGAAAAGTCATCGACTATCTAAACGGTTAACAAAGAATATCCCCACGCCATCAGGAAATGACGTGGGGAATGTTGTTTTATGACAAGTATCTATTTATCGAGTTCGTTCAAATCCTTGGTAAGCTCAGAGATTTTATTGGAAATCTCATCACACCTCTTATCGGAATGATTCATCGCATCGATAAGTTGTCTCAATGTTATCCTGTGCTTGCAGTAATTAACCTTTGCGTGTTCGCATGTCCATCTCTCCCTCCACAACATTTCCAGTAAGACGTAGAATCGGATAATTCTACTCTTCTTGACGATCTGATGGATTGCAGTATCCGACTCTTTCTCAGCCTTCTTCAGCTTTTCCTTTGTCTCTATCAGCTCTATTTCAAGTTTCTCGTTGCAGCGGAGGGTGTAGCAGACTTCAGTAATAAGGGAAGTCATTATAAACAAAAGAACAAACCCTCCCCAGGTTCCTATGAATACCTCCGCTACAGTGAGGCAGCACCCGAAGACAATGCACACGACGAAGATGTCGATGCGGTCGAAAATCATTTTTAGTCTTTCTTTCATACGCTACAAATCGTTTTTATAATTATTGGTTACAATCCAGGAGCTCATTACAATGTTGAATATCAGCAGGAGAACAATGATAGCCCAGTACTGCCCGTCGGTAAGCTCGATGGTAAGATAATCAAAATCCTCGAAGTTCTTTCTATGCCATTCCTTTTCTACAATCGGACCGATATACTCGGCGTACTTTTCGAGATTTACAGGATTGCTCATAAACCAGTCTCTACTCTTAACGCCTACGACCGGGCTATCACACCATGAAAATGCGTTGCACCACTTGACATTCTTGTTTTTGTCAATACCAACGCACACGACAAGCTCATTCTTATTGCCGCCCTGCCAGTATGAGCGCTGCTTTTCAACGATTTCTTCCGGCTTGTTCATAAAGAACAGGACGAACACCCTAAACTGCTTCCGCTCGCCATAGTATCCGTTCAGCCATCTCATCGCCTTCTCCTGATTTTTCGGGATCTTCAGTCCGAGAACAGGATTCTGGTCGTAAAGAACGATATCCGGATACTCGAACAGTCCAAGATTTCGCGCCTGCTGATAATCTATATCCTCAAACTTAAAAATAGAACGTGATGCTTTCACTTTATTCTTATAATCGTGCTCGGAAGATAATGTGTACGAGTTCTCAATGGAGCCATCCCACGCCCATTCCTGAGCATCGCCATCCTTAGTGTAGTAATCCCTGTGCATATCAATGAACACGCTTTGGGTTCCGAGAATCTTTCTGACTACATTAAACTCGTTGTCGGTCATGAAGTATTCTTCCTTGTTCCTAGCATCAAAATAAGTCCAACGTTCAGGGTGATTGTCTACGTACGAACAATCGTATGTTTCCGTACGTTGATTCTTTCCGCTTCCAACGGTCCTTGTACACGTGCGGTGTATGTACTCATTCCAGGCATCGTAATGACGGATTCTTGTCACGTAGCTTCCAAGATACTCCGTGTCAGCAGCATTTGACTGCTTGAACACGAACTCCATGAGGATGCCTATGAGGATGGAAGGAACAATGAGTACTGCGTATTCCCACCATGTGGTCTGCTTCCTGAAGAAAATCAACAGGAAAGCAGCAACCACGAATGGGATTAGAAATATGAATATTTCCATAAGCTGTTATTTTTTGAACAGGTCTACGTCGTTATCCTCTCCAAGCTGCATGATCATCTTTGTCTTGGATGAGGAGATAACCTTGTATTCGATAGGTTTTGTATCGGAGATGAACCACTTCGCCGGATATGTCTTCACGAGCGTCTCGTGCTCACGGATGATATCGAGCATTCTCTCCTGTGATGTCTGAAACTCGGAGCGCTGAATCTCTATGGACTGCATGAGGTCCTTGTATAGCGAAACGTCGAAGTTAGGATTACTTTCCTTGATCCACTTCATAAGAGAACCGTCTCCCTTTGAGTATCTGCCCTCGATAAGTTTCGGATAGATGGACTCGAATGCGGACTTGTACTCATCCGTAACCTGTGCCTTCTGCTGAAGAACCTTCCACATCTTGTCGTGAACACCCTCAATCTTGCCACGCTGAGCCTCTGACTGCTGGCGAAGTGAGATTTCCTGGTTGTTGTAATGGAAATAACAACCGATAACTGAACCTGCGGCGAGTACTACTATTGCGAGTACTGATGCCAAAATAATGTTTTTTACACTCATAATGTTTAAAAATTAAAAAAAAATATACTTAGTCTTTTATTTTAAAAATATCAATCAACACAAAAGCACCTAGGAAGAAGAACCAGATGCTCTTCTCTCCGTATGCCCTACTGACGTCAAATCTTACAGTCGGTACTAGGTAATAAGAACCTTTCAGAATATCGCAACTGAAGGCTATCATTCTCTTTTTGGTTCTGATTTCCAGACGGTCAGTAATCTTATTTAGTCTTATTTTCATATACTTAATCTTTTTGGTTTGACAACTTGTTATTGAGTCTGATGTAGAAGTCTTCCTCAGACTCTCCGTTTTCCTTGAAGTCGAGATTGTTTTCCTCAACGAAGTCAAGGATAGTCCAGACGCTCTTTCTACCGAGATTCCTGACCTTCATCAAGTCCGACCGCCCGGTGAAGTTACGGACGAGGTCACCTACAGTATATACGCCGAAGGTTTTGAACATATTCAGGATGCGGACAGAGAATCCGCAGTCATTTATATCCCTGGAAAGGATCAGCGGAGGAAGAACTGCGCTACTGACAGGCTTGTCTCCTTTCGCGCGCCGGTATTCGTCGAAGCTTACCTGTAGCGACTTGATTACATTCTTCAGGCGCTCAACCTCATACTGCAAGGTTCTGTTCGTTGAGAGCTCAGCAATGACAATATCCTCATTGTAGGTGAGTTTGTTGCAAGTCTTTTCTGCTATCTGCCTGATTCTCGTTGCAGACACGCCGTACTTGATTGACAGCTCGTCATAGGTCATTCCGTTAATTATGTCCTTCAGAAGACTGGACTCACGATAGGTAAGATTCGGTAATACACCAAGATGCGACATTGTATTGATTACACCGAACAGCATGCCTACGGCGTTTGCAGCCAGCTTGCCGTTTGCGGTAGCTCTGTCTCTCAGCTCAGTGAGCTCTACGTTGATTGCGCGCTTGTGATACTCGACTTCCTTGAGCTTCTCGTCAATCATCTTCTCGTTTGCTGCAATCATCTTGTATTTCTGAGCATATTTCTCGATATCCTCGCTGTTGACATAGAGGATGCCGTGTTCGCCTACGTAGCTTCCAAGGATGCCTTCCTTGATGTAGTTGCTGATAGTCTGCCTTGATACTCCCAGTATCAAGGCAGCTTTGTTTCTTGTTATTCTTGCCATAGAACTAATGTTTAACGTCTTTTATCTTCAATATTACACTTGCTGCAAAGCTCCTCGAAGACCTGCTCTGCGTGGTCCGTAACGGAGTTGAACATGATGTTCTCGCCATCCTTCTTGCGCCACACGACATCTACTCTTCTCAGGCGCTTCTTCTGCTCCAGGAATAGTTTTTTCAACTCGGGGTAGTTAGCACCATCCTTAATCTCTCTAAGGTTATTGAGACTTCTGAGCATCTTGTTGTTGGTGAATATCACCACAGACCCTCCGTCCGGAATAGAGCAGGCGACCGACACTATAGTCAGCAGCTCCATCTTGTAGGCAATGGTATTTACCTGTGCCTTCGACGAGATTTTATACGTATCCTTCCCTTTAAGGATGATATAGGCCCCGCCTGTGGCCGAGCCATCGTAGTTTCCTACAGCCTTTACATAGGCTACATAATTGTTCTCCATAATTTCCTCTACTAAATTATTATTTTTCTTTTTTTTCCCACACGCACGCTAGTATACTAGAAGCTATTCTATAAGACTACCACTAACTAATAGTGTGAAAACGTCAAAAACAGAAACACTAGCATTTAATCAGGCATTCCGAAGCCATTATCCAATGGAACGAGGATGCCTTTACTTGCTGTTTCAGAACCTTTCTGGCTTTTCGTCATTCTATTTCCGTATCCGTAGATTTTGTGTCTGCCGCAGCTTCTTTTTGCGCTTTCGTCTGTGATGGCATACGAGCAAGGAATTGCTACATATACGTTGTCTCCCTTCTCGAATGTAGGGTTCTTTCTGCCGAATCTCAACAGCATCTTTTCAACCTGCCCTGGCACTCGCTTGTCAGCCATGTGCAGTTCGGCTATGGTCGATGTGATTTCTTCTTTTTTCTTCAATCTCTTCTTTATACCACTTACAGAACCATGCGACATTCCAACTCCAACCTGGAATTGTTTGATCGTAATGAATTTGGACCGACACAAGCGAGTCTTGTCAATTTTTCTACCACTAACGTGTGAGCTGTTCGATTCTTCACTACCGATCTGAAACAAAAACAGGAGTTCGTTCAGCCTGTTGTATATATCCTTCAGTGTATATTCTTTGTTCACTTCTAGCGTGAACATCTTTGCGCCTTTGAAAGCCCTTCCATACCTATTACGCTTTCTCGTACTATCCTTGAATGATGTAACGATGAAGCGACCATCATTCTGTACGGAGAATAATTCATCTGTCTTGATGGCGTTGAGTAAGAGCTGAACTTTCGGTTGTCCGATACGAAGGGAACTCATCAATTGCCTTGTTCCCATATCGAACATCACGGAATTGCTATGCTGCATCTTACACCAGATTGCAAAGCACAATACTGTCATACGCTTACTCCTTTCTACCTTGGAGTAACCGCAAGCGTATTGCCTTACCAAATCAACTCTGATGTTTAATGCTTTTGGCATAACTATATAAACGAAGAAACCCTAAACAGGGTCAAGCTGCTTAGGGAGTCTTCTATGATTAAAGTTCACTCAATGTGAACGAGAATCCAATTTTATTGAGCGCATCAAACCTTGACCCTTTGAATTGCGTTACAAAGATACTACGATTTTCTATTCCGTACAATAGTTCTGTTTTCACCATAAACCGTACTTATTAAAGTAAAAAGTGAGGACAAGCATTTTAAAGATACTGGTATAGCTAAAGGTTTCAAGAGAAGCAAAAACAGCTGATTGCAATATTCATTAAAGTACAGAATATTTACAATTAACGTAGTTTAAGAAAAAAGTATGATTTTCGTTGCTTTTTTGGTGGTTATCTTAATAAAATAGCCGCCTATCTGTAAGTGGATAAGCGGCTAGTTGTATTGCTATTTGTCTGTATCGAAGCGAAGTCCTTGCTTTGCCTCCTCCGGGGAAGAGACATCCTTCTTCAGAAGGTAATGTATGTGTCCGTCATAATTCAATTCGGTAACGAACTGCCATCCTCTCGCTGACATGTAGTTGAGAATGTCGGTGAGGTTATTGAACTCAATCTTCTTTCCCTCCTCGTTACGGAGGGCTACAGGCTGCTTCTGCTCGCCCCATTCAAGTTCTAGTCTGATCTTCATCGCCAGGTTGTACGTACCGCTAATGGTACAGTAGTAAGGATGCTTCTCCTGTGCGAAGGATGATGCCGTTACAAGTGCAAACATCAGCATAAATAAAATCTTCTTCATAGAAATGACTTAACCGTGATGTCGAGGGCTGAAGGGTTGTTTTACATCAGATTTCCGTTGCTTTTATCGTGTAGACGAATTTTAAAAGACCATGAGGGTTGTATTGGATAAGTCTTACCGACACTGCGGTCTCATCAGCGAGGAAAGCAATAGCTTCTCCTGCAACGGTCTTCTGTATCTCAAGACTACCATCGGGGTTCAATATTTCTTTTGCCTTTTTCATGTCACTTGCAACAATCAGACCTGTTTCGCTAAGGATGCCTCTCTCAATAGCGTTCTTCAGTTCTTCGATACTGTTGTTGTTGAAATTTTCCTTTGCAACAACCCGGTTGAATTTGATATTAGTTGTTATCATAAGATTGCTTTGACCGTGATAGCGAGGGCTGAATGGTTATTATTTTACTTCATTTTCGTCTCCAATAGCATCCGTGAGTCTATCGACAAGGAAGCTGCAAGCTTCAGACAGGCTGTTCGCACTCTGACGGAGCAGCATCATCTCTGCAACAGCGCCAGCGTCTTGCTTTCCACCGTGCTTTGGGTACGCCAAGTCAAGCATATCAATGCTATGATTACTAACCAAGTCATTGATCAGTTCATAAACATTATCCACCTTGTTTCTGGCTGTAACTAAATTCTCTGTTGTCATATTCTTATCGCTTGACCGTGTTGCGTAGGGCTTGGTTATTAATTGCAGGAGCCGAAGCTCCCTATTTTTGGCTAATCGGGGCCGTTTTTAAAAATCCCCTCCTACCCTCACGGGCAAGAGAGGACACTCATTTAAACAATCTAGCTATGAAAAACTAGAAATATCTTATTTCCCGCACTTAACAACTTCGAAAACACGATGCTCTCTGTCGGCGGAAAGTCTATTACCTTCTTCATCGCATATGTGGCCATCTTCGTTGACCCACATCTTCTGGTTGAACATCTCCTCGCACATTCCCAGGATCTTAAGATATTCCTGTGCCTCGAAGATGACGTTCTTGCCATCACGCTCTGCCCTCTTGAAGTTATCGATAAGATCTGGATTCAGGTCAGGTGCAGTGATATCGTACTCATCCATTTCATCGTGATAGTGGATGTTGAGAATCTCCAACTCTTCCACCATTGCGGAGTTCGTACCAATCTCGCCAGTCAGAGCCTTCATAATGGTCTCCTTTTCTAGCTTTTCGTACTTCTTCCGGCACTCATTGATGAGTTTATTCAACTCTTCTTCTGTATAATCTTCTACCATATTCATTATTTTAATTGGTTAAACAATGGCAGGAGATGGCTGCTAACCACCTCCAGTTTTAGCTTAATCCTCATCTAGACCGTTATCGAGGTCTTCTTCATAGACGCCGAACAATCTCAGTGTATTGCTGTCAATCTCGGTCTTACCGACAATGTAGCGCTGCGTCATCTGGATATTCGGCATACCGTTACTGGTATGTCCCATCATGACGGCAATCTGCTCAAGAGGCACTCCCTTCTTTGAGAGATTCGTTGCGAACGAGCGTCTGCCGGTATGGGATGATACGAACCGATACTTCTTTCCTGTCTCTTCCTTTCCGGCTTTGAACACCTTTGTATTCGTATCTATTCCGCAGTCACGACAGATATCGCGGAGAGCTCTATTGAACGTCCTTTCACCTATCTCACCCGGAAGAGGCTCGTCACCAGTACCGCATACGAGGAACGGACGGAGCTTCTTGTGAAGTGGAACCCTTACCTCGGTCTTTGTTTTCTGAGTAACATAGACGAGGAAGTGTCCGGTATCATCTATGTTCTCTTCCGTCATTCTCTGGCAGTCGCTGTAACGTGCGCCACAGAGACATTCCATGATAAACATTCTCTGAACATATCTTTTTGTTTTCCCGTGAGGGTTGTACTTTATGATTCTGTTTATCTCCTCATCAGAGAGATATACAGACTGGACCGGTACAGCCTTCGCTCTAAGTATTCTGCCGAACGTAGGACTAGGGATTTCCCTGATAGCATCGTTCTCACGTATCACAGCCTTGATGGTTGCACATACGGTTCTTGCCGAGTTAGGAGCGTAGTTCTCCTGGATCTTCTCGAAGAGGTCGCGCAGATTGTCGTCGGTGATGTCTTCCCATAATGGCTTATGTCCTAGCATCTCTTCGAACATCCTTACAACCTTAATAAGTTTCGGATATTTCCAGATGTATGCGCCATAGAACGTGTCATGCCTCCAGGCGTTGCTGTGATAATTGGCGAACCAACCCTGCTTGATGGCAGTCTTGTACTTCTGCTGCTGTGTGTAGCTCAGAAGTCTCTCCCAATCTCTTGTCTTGATTCTTATTTCTTCTGTCATAATTCTAATATTTTGGTTACTAGTGGCAAAGATACGAAAAGTTTATAATATAAACCATCGTCTTTGCCGTTTTTAACGCTAATTTAACCTTCCGAAGCAGTCTGCTTCTCGACTGATACGAGTCTTAGGGTAGAACCATTATGGTCATTCCACACACGCATGTAGTCTTCCGCCTCATCCAATGCATCTTTATATGATTTTGCTCGGAATACGTACGGATTCTCCTTAGGAATGAAAATTCCATCATTGTAGGCAATCTTATACTTTGCAGCATAGACACCAATATAGCCGTTCAGCTCGTCGTTCAGACTAGTAGCGATGTCTGCAAGAAGGTCAACTGGTATATCATCATCGATAGCTTTTGCTTCCGGGAACTCAAACCCTACAGAAGTGCATCGGCTATGAATGATAGGGATAGCTGTATCGCTGTCGCCTACTTCTACGATGTTCACCTCCCTGTTGTCGCCGGCACGTACAGGCCAATCGAACACCTTTCTGCTCACATTGTGCTCTCTCATTATCTCACGGATGGTGCATGCAAGCTCCATCTTTGCTGTTGAACGCAATTCATCAATCTTGTCTTTCAATACTTTTCTCTTCATAATCTTAATATTTTGGTTTAAATTGATGCCCGCCTTCCGGCAGGCTTGTTTGGCTTAGTCTTTTCTTTCGATATCAAGGCCCGTAAGCACGCCTTTCATATAGGCTAATGTCTCTTCCTTGCATTCCGATAGAAACTTCTGGCAGCCATCAATGATAACGCCGTACTTACCGCTCGGATAATTCTGTAGAGAGCACGAGTGGTAATGCTTTCCGGATTTTTCCTCGATTTCTCCTGCGAGTCGCTTCCCTTCGTCGGTCTCATTTGGACGATTTTCTGGGTACTCATCGTAAAAATACTCGTGCCATAAATCTAGTAGCATATCCTTGCAATCCTCCATATCTTGCAAAATATCCGATAATTTGTATGGCGCGCCGTTAGCACCATGTCCATCCTCGCCAATCCATTTACTGGCTTCCTCGTCAGGATCGAAGTCGCTATAATATTGATACAACTTATCCATAAAGTCAGACTTATTGCCATTCTCGAACCAAATTGTGGCGATGAAATCTTGGTCTTGTGGGGAATACTTCTCTAACTCGACGCAAACCTCACCTCTTTCGTTAGGTGTATCGTCTACATTATAACTCCAGTCTAATTCCTCTGCTATTTTTAAAAAATCATTCATATTTTTAATTTTAATTGGTTAATACTTGCACCCTCCGAAGAGGGCTTTTTAGGCTTCCTGGTAAGCGAGAATCTGTATGTGACGCATCTCGAAATTGACGAAGATGTTAAGATATATACCAGCGTAAGTAAGGAGCGTGGTTCCGTTGTTTTCCTCGGTGATAATTTTCTTTTGCTCTGTGCCCATGAGGTTATTTACCAGGTCGTTTGCCACCATAGCCAGGCGGAGATTGTCTGAGTTATCCTTTATCCATCTGACATCCATAGAGTTGCCATAAACTTCTGCATGGCAGGCGTTAGAATAGATGAAACCTACAGCCTCGTTGCATCCGTCGTCCGTATACTCGCCATCGTCGAACATATTCTCCCACAGAGTGTCATGATAGAGATCGTTCTCAATATCGAATTCACTCAGATTTTTTACATTTACATCTACTATTTCCATAATCATTCTACTTTAATTGGTTAATACTAGGAGCGTGAAACAATAATGTTCCACGCCTTGTTCGGCTTTACACCGGCAGAGACACGATGTATTCCTTCTTCTTCTTTCGTGTTCTGCTCTTCACAGTGAATCCACAAAAATCTCTCAGCCACCCGGCAGCATTGCCGATGAATGGCTCGTTCACCATAAGGATAGGACGGAGCATTCCGTTCTTCTTTATGAACTGATAGTCTATGAAGTCGAACGGGTCATCCGGGTCCTCACTCCTCTTCTCCCAAACGCTGACATCGAGATAGTCGATGAAGTCTCCCTCTGGCGGGTTATCCATCTCGATGAATCTCTTCGGAGTTAGGAGAATCGTCTCCTTAGGCTCATGGGTCATAAAGAAATTCTCTATAACCTCGTTGAACTTGTTCATGTCCATCTGTTTCTGGACAATGCCCTTTCTCTTCATGATGTCGGAAGCTTTGAGCATTCTTGTACCTCTTCTTGCTACTGCCATAATTCAAAATTTTAATTGGTTAAACATAGTACCCTCCGAAGAGGGCTTTTGGCTAGTGTGCAAGGAATCCTACCGCCTGCCCCTTACCGATGGACCAGCATAGTCTGTCTTCCTTCAGGCACTCTGTGCAGTTTCCGGTACACAGACGTGTTCCTTCCGGAGCAGACGTTCCGCTCTCGAAGATAGGATGCGCCTCAGGGAATCCATGGCGGTTATCCATCTTAAGACCAAGCCATCCGCTGAATAGGATATGCATGTTCTCTGGGATTACATTGCCCTCATCGAGATACTCGTTGCATACATCGAACATCTTCGTGAACGCCAGGAACTTGGTATCCTTGTGCTTGCGTGCAATATCGCACATCTTGTCAAGATACCATTTATTCTGGATATCACCGCCGATACGGAATCGGAAGGCTCTAGGAAATCTGTAGTCGAGATACCCGTCAATCTCCTTGAAGTATCGTTCAGGATCCTCGTGGAGAATGGCAGAATTGATAGCTCTCGTCTTGATGACCTCCTTGTAAATCATGTCGTTGCGCAGGTCGTAGCAGCTCTTTGCACAGATTGCACAGTTGCCGCAATCCATGACCGGAATGAGCGACACGGATGGGATTGCTCCCAACTTGTTGTTGCCCTCACTGATCTTGACGTGCAAGTCGCTGACGTTCTCTACTGCGTTCTCATAAGCTGCCTGTGCCTTTGACAGACGAGTCTTCATTCCTTCCTTACCTAATGTCCAGTAATTTCTACTCATAATTCTAATTTAAAATTGGTTAAACTAGTGGTACAAAAAACCGGCGTGTCTCACGACAGACCGGCTTGAACCATTTAAACAAAATTTAGTTATGATATGAGTAGCCAGCCGCTGCTAACGACTGACATTTTTGGCTAATCTTCATCTACTTTTACATTGTAGTGAAATCTTACAGTAAGGTAATCTGTGCTCAGAAAGAATGTATAGATTAAAGGCTCAGCCTGGCGTTCGTCGAGATACTGCTTCGTCTCGAAATAGTATATATTATTTTTTGATTCGCCAGTCAGTCGTTTGACAATCTCTCTACCCCACTCTGATGTAATCCACGATCGAAGCTTCCTGATAGATAGGTAGTTTCCGTGATACTCTATCATTGTAGGTGCGCCTCCTACAAATCCCAATGAAAAAAACTTATTGGTGAGATATTGCGAATCGTCAAAGATGGCGTCTAGAAGTGATTCCTCGACGACATTCTTCCCGTCAATAAGAGCCTTAATATACTCTCTTGTGTCTACATTAATTTCCTTCATAATTCTTAATTTTATTGGTTAGACTTTGAATCGGTTACCGAATCAGTAACCGACTTTTTGGGCTAGAATGGCTCCCGGCTGGCGCCTTGCTTTAATAGTTCGATCTAGAGAGCTTTAGCTCGAAGGATTACCTCCAGTAGTGACTGGAGGAGATCCTTCGTTGAAGAAGCTCTTGTGAATTGCTGCCGAGCCACCATTCCATAGGTGGCGAACCTTACGTCCTACTGATGATTACTTGTTCTCGCTCTTGGCTTTCTTCCACTCAAGAATCTTGCCCTGGATGTCTATATCAGACTCTTTGATGAGCTGCTTGAGAACACCGAGCATTCTCCAACCTTCTTCGTCGTAGAGCTTGGCTTTTGACTCAAGCTCCTTAAGGGAGTTGGTTTCTGACATCTTTCGTCCGTTCTTCAGGAATCTTGCTCCGTGGAACATGATGAGGTTTCTCATCGTGTAGTAGGAACCTGAACCCTTGTAGGCAGTAATGAACGCATCAGCCTGCTTGGTATCCCACGCGAGATGCTTGCGGTTCTTGTTGAACTTGCGAACGGCATCGTAGAGTTCCTTGTAGGTTTCTGCAACACTCATCTTGTTGGCAAGGTCACGGAGAGGATTGTATACCTTTCTCTCCAAGTCAGCGACGAAGATGTTTTCGTTCTGAAGACGGATATAAGGATTACCCTTGCAGGTATGCTTGTATGTCTTCTTCTTGTTTCCATCCTTGTCCTCCTTGGTAGTGTAGATGCACTTGTCGTCAATGTAGCTGCGAAGCTTGTTAATATAGTCAATAGCCATATCGTGTGCTACGCAGCCGTTGAACCAGCGGTTTCTCGCCTTGAGATTCTCGTAGTCCTTGTGGTCACACATCTTCATCTGAGCATACAGCTCGTTCTCCAACATGCGCCACTGGTACTCGTAGCCTTTCTTCTGCAACACCTCGTTGAATGACTTGCCGTCCTTCTCCATGTCTCGCAACATGTGGAATATCTGACTCATCACCCAACGACGGAAGAGCTTCCAGTTACTTACGTATCCACCCTCGACAATCTGCTTGCCTACCGCATCGATGGTTGCATCGTCCATATCAACAGGAACAGCCGCACCATTTTCGATTTTGATAAGCTGATCATCACCGAGAGGGAAATATTTACTAGTATCAACACCTGCTGCCTTAAGAGCTTCGAGACGCATCTGCGCCTTGGTCTTCTTACCGGTAGCTGCTGTAGCCTCTACATTGTTAGTTACGATGTTCAAGTTCTCACCAGTGATTGTTACAATCTGCTTCATAATTCTAATAATTTTAAATTGGTTACTAAAAATTTATTTAACTCTAGTGGATGAGGCTTACGCCCCACCCTTGTTTGGCTCAACCCAGTCTCTGAGGATAATCAGGTCCCTGTCATTTTCAGACTTCCAGAACCATCTTCCCCACCTGTTCTCCCATGCAAGGTTGCCTCTTAGAAGCTGAATCAGTATGTATAGCTCCAGCTTACATCTAGCTACCTCTCGTCGCTCACCATACATCATATCTTCGTCTGAGAGCTCTTTCTCGGGCAAAGCCTTGAAGTAGTAGCGGCGATGGGATTCAGAACGCTCAGACGGCACAGAATGTTTGTATGCCATATATCTCTGTTCTATTGCGAACAGGACTACTGCATGTGTCAGGTAAGGTGTATCTTTCGGCTTATCTTCCTCAGACATTACTATCTTACCATTCATCCTACATGTCCTCTTCTGGAAGTTGATGGTGAACTTAGCACCATTCTCAACTGCATTGATAATCTCGTCGTATGTCATAATTCTATTGTATTGGTTAATAGGGATAGTGCTTATTCTTGCACTATCAAATTGGCTTCTTCGAGTTCATCCTTACTCAGTACATCTTCGTCTTCTCCGATGTGGATATAGAATTTGTCTCCGTTCGCCCACTCCATTGCACGCATATACAACCAGTGAGCCTCTTCGATAGAGAATCCGTCTGCGCTTACTGAATCAAGCATCTCGCCCATGCAAACTTCTGACGTTTCGTACTCTTTCTTGATTTCCTCAAGCTTCTTTAGTAATCTGCTGTTCATAATTCTTAAATATTGGTTAATGGGAGTGCGCTCAGAGAATCTGTTGCGTAACTATAAGGTCTTGATTAATACTGTATCTAAGTCCTGACAGATCCAGGTAACCACCTGGATCTTCAGGATGATTGATACCGTATTGTACAATCTATTCTCCTTGCGCACAATTCGGCTCGCAATAACCTAGTCTGACTCAACCTGATACGTTGCATTGCTTTAAGTTTTTGATTAAGGGCGTGGCATTGTTATGAAGCCAACCTCAGGAAGCGTACGCTTCCCCATCCTTGGCTTCAGAATCAATGAAACGCTCGATGAACTCTCAGAACTTGCCAGACATCGCTGCAATGCGCATGACTTATCTCATGTATTATGTTGCATGGATATATGTTCTTGATTCGATCCCGTGTTTGGATACCTGCGCCTGCGGGGATAACGGCAGGCGGCAGGTATACCACTCACGTGATATTAAACCTCATACTCTTGATAAGTCGTGATGCAATTCACTTTTGGTTGTTGTAGGTACACTCATAGGTCTGTTGTCTTACTATAGGCTGATGATTTAACCCGCTTGCCGATACGCGAGATTGCTGGTATTACCAGACATATCGCGTTGATACAAGGCGGGTTGAATAAACCGATACCTCCTCGTGTACCTCGTTTGGCAATAACGTTGTCTTTATCTGAGAGCGTGGCACGTAGCTATAGCAGCTTGATTCGAGGGCTGTTGTAAGCCGCCGGAGTACCCGGATAGTGTTCCGGGGAGGCCGGCGGCATGTAAACAGCACTCATAAATTCACTCTCCTCTAAAGACTACCCTCGTGCTAGGGTGATTCCCTGACCGATGGCTCGGCACAATACTTTATGTTTCTGATTTGACACAGGATTCGCCAGAATAGGTGATCCAGGACAATGCGCCTACTGCGCAGCCGTCCAGGATCAACTACTCTGGTTAAGAGACCTGTTGCATAAACTTCAGCCATCCGTCAGGGAGTGGTGGTGTGCGCCACCGGTGGTGGTCATACGGAATGTCACATTTCTGTACTTCGTTGATGAGCTACGCCTTGTGCGTCATACGAGGGGCCCGAGGTGTCTCAAGTTGCAAACTTGGATAACTCGGTCCCCTCAGATGATGTTATAGAGGCGTCGCCTGAATCTGTCCGTCCTTCTCCCACGTCCGTGTGCTCGGTTACAGAGTCTGCCGGTCAGAAGATACTGCGCATAGCTATATCAGATTGATAATATCCGGTTTAGGACGAGCGTAGGACCCATCTCATTGAGATGAGGTCCATGCACTCCGCAACCGGGATATTTAAAACCTTGTGTCTTCATTCCGGCAAAATCCTTGCGCTAGGATGCTCGTCTACAGAGTATTCACCAATGTGTTGTACGCTGCCCTGCTCGTTCGCAAGGCATTCTGAGCACAACCTATCGATAGATACCCCTTGATTTCGCTCTCTGTCTTACTCCTGTTGGCTTTCACGTTCCTTCCACGACCTCGGTCTATGCAACCTACAGCCTGAGTCTTCACGTATCCGAGACCACCGACCTTTCTCTTGCCTGTCTTGACCGCACGGATGCAGTCCATAACGAAGGCGTTGAGCTTGTCGATGTCCTCTTTCACGTTTATGACCGGAAGAACCTGAGTAGCCCAGGAGTAATCGCAGTACCCCTTGTAGAGATACCTGTTTACTGCATTGATGGCTTTCGTCATCGTGGTGTCACGTTTCTTTATCGTCCTCTTCTCAATCTCCTTCTGAAAGGTCTTGATACGTGTGGACGACAGAGAGATATTGTGACCCTTGATGGAATATCCCAAGAACTTAAACCAGTGATTAGCATCAAGATACTCAACCTTCTTTGGGTTAAGCGTCATCTGCATCATCTCCAGCTCGCTCTTCATGATATCCATGGCTTTCTCATAGTCTTCACCGACAAACAGCGTATCATCTGAATAGCGGACGTAATATCCGTTAAGCTTAGATAGCTTGTCGTCAAGATGATAGAGAATGACATCAGCCAGCCATGCAGCAACAGAGCATCCCTGTTTTAGGGACTGATACTTCTCGCAGAGGTTGTTGTCCTCATCGAAATAGATGTCTGTGTGATAGTAGTCACGAATGACATCTATCAGCGCAGACTTTCCGTACTTCTCCTCTACCTTGTCAAATGCCCAGTCGATGAACCGAATGGGCACAGAATCAAAGTACTTGGAGAAGTCACCTTTCCATCCGATGATTTTTCCCTCTGCCGAGTATATTATCCGAGACACATCTTGCACCACACGACCGCAGCCGATACCCTTTTGGTATGACGTACAGCGTGGATGCACCATCTCTGGCATCAGCTCGAACAGGAGGTCGTTTGCTATACTCAAAAGGATTCTATCTACAGGCTCATTCACATAGACAGTACGGAAATCTCCGTTGTCTTTAGGAATCTTTGCCGTATGAGGCGGCATTATCTTGTATTTGCCGCTCTTGATCCTCTGATACATAGCCAGACGAGCCTTTGGTGTTGTCAGCTGATACATTACTGCTTTGTCCATGTCCTTGAATAAGCCTTTCTCGATAGCATACTGCCATCTGGCTTTCTCGAAGAACATCTCTAGGATTCTGTCTTCATTCATAATTCTTATGTTTTGGTTATTGTGCGCAGTCCTTAGCTGCGCTTTTTAGGCAATGTTATTTCATCGCAGGGGAAGCACTGGTCTATAGGCCACCAGTATTCATTATCAATTCCCGCGAATCCTCTTTCCTCTGAAACGTGAGTGACAACGTGTTCCTTTGATTGGGAATGTATGTCGCAGTATACCCTCGTTCCTACTTTGATTTTCTTCATATCTCTAATATTTTTGGTTATTGGTAGGGAGATTGCTCTCCCCGTTTGGCTTAGTCGATGTGCTGGAGTGCTACGCTGTCATCTTCTTCGGATTCTCTCCAGTACTCCTGATCTGGTTCGATCTCGATAACCTCACCTGAGAAATTGTCAGCGTCAAGAATAATATCGCTATTATTATAGGCATCCTGCACTTTCTGTACGGCTTCATTCTCACTCTAAGCATCAACGCTGACTACCTTGTTTAAATGCTCTGTGACTGATACGTAATATCTCTTCATAATCTTTAATAATTTGGTTAATAATGGAAGTACGCAGAATGTGCGTACTATTCAGGCTAAGTCCAATCCACGGCAAGGATAAAATTGATAATGTTAATATTGTATCCGTTTTCCACTATATACTTGATAATGGCACGTTTTACGAAATACTCCCTATCTGTGTCAGAAGACTTGCTGTATGCTTCTGAGAAATACTTGAACCCGAAATAAACGGATTCCTTCAAGACGTATCTCTTAAACACCTCTGCAACAAATCTCCTGCCGCCCTTTCTGTCTAAAATTTCATCTATAATCATAATTATCTATCATTGGTTAATAGTGATAGCCCGGAGGCTATCTTTAGGCTAATGCGTTCAATACTCTGTGGGCGTTGTATGCGACAGGATTGCTGTATTTTACCCTCTCCCACTTTTTGCGCTCACAAACTTTCAGGCAATACTCATGTGCTATATTCTCTGATAGTGCATCGAACGTGTTGTGTGTAACATCTGATGGCTTACCGAAATAAACTCTGTAACCATCCCTGTAGCATACTATACGTCTGCCCAGTCTGTAGATGGTTCTACTGCCCTTCTCTACAAATGTAATTCTTTCCATAATTCTCTGTATTTGGTTATTGGCAGGTAGCCAACTGGCTACCAATTTTAGGCTCTGTTCCATGCTTCCCACGCCTCATCTGTATTCTTGGTGATTGCCTCGTTCCAAAGCTTCTCCATGTTGTAGAAAATTTCCTGAAATGCTTTAGGGGTATCCTTCGGATCAATCTTCTTGCCGAAATACGGGCGTCCACATCTTCTTTCGTCGTGCTCCCAGATGCACCGTATCATTCCCGTCTCCGTTGGAGTGCATCCGAGGAATGTTCCCATTGTACCGCATGTCTTTTCTCTAAGCCACTTCGGATAAGGAACGTATATTGTCCACGCATCCACGCAGTCACGGAACTTCTTTCTTGTGTCGTGATAAAGTTTCAATTTCATAATTCTTTGTAATTTGGTTGATAGAAGAGGAGCATGCAAGCTCCCCTTGTTAGGCTGTTTCTTTTAGTTTGATTCCATTCTCTTCGAGAGCGTCTTTAATCAGCTCGTCAGAGTCCTCGTAGTACTCTCCCCAGCAGGAATCAATCTGTTTCCACTCGTAGGAATCAAAAGATTTACCGTCTTCGTACGATTTTGTATACGGGCGTTTCTTTTCTAGGACGTAACCTTTTACATCACCCCACATCCACATACCAATATTCTTGACTTCGCTCTCAAACAGCTCGATGGCACGATTCTTCCAGTTCTTGGTATTTGTATCAACCATCTTTTTGAAGCGCTCCTTGTCGCAATAGGCATATCCTCTAACATAATCTCCCTGGCTATATCCACTGGAAGACCACTCGTAGAATGCTATATCCTTGCAGTTTTCAAGGAGATTAACAAAATCATCTTCTTCAAGCTCATCTGTAAGCTCATCCCTAACATCCTCGTTCTTCAGTTCGTTAGGAGTGAAATCTCTGATGTTGTACCACTCGTTCTTGCCGATGCTGAATCTTGATTTTCTTTCAAAACTCCACATGTGGCACGACTTGTCGTATTCGAGACACAGATGATCGCAATGAAACATACTATTGATATACTTGATAATCTTCTTTTGTGGAACATACTTGCAGACAAGCTCTTTCAAGGCAGCCTCTGCATTTTCAGCGTCGACTTCACTGCTACAACCACGAGAAAGTTCCCTGTTGTATCCGTAATCAGAATAGTCCCAGAAGTAAACGCCTGCCAAATCCCATTCTGTGCAAGGGCATTCGGCATCCTCATCCTGGTAAATGGTGATTCTGTAATCACCAATCTCCTTCTTAGCAAATTCGTAACTCATATCTAATATCATTTAAATGGTTTAACATTGAATATCCCCATGCTAGGGGATATTGTTAGGCTTCCTCATAATCTTCCTCCATCATGGAGTGAATCTCTTCAAGCTCGTTCGAGAAATTGTACTTGATGTTGTATGTACCGAATGCCTTGAAATACCATTCCTCTAGGTACGCTCTATCCTCGTTAGCCTGCTCGCTGTCTTCTGCTGCATCAAGTCTGGCTACCATCTGAGGATACAAATCGTAGTAATCGTCGCCATCGTAGTCCGTCGCCCAGAACGTACCTGTAACGTGTCTGGGATAATCGTTGTACAGATTGGCAAAATTTCCATCCATGCGCTGGTCGTCAAGATGGAGATATTTCTTCATCTCTCTGTTTACCTTGTGAGTAAACTCCCACGCAAGGGACTGGATATTCTTTTCGAACATATCAGCAATGTATTCTTCCAGATCCTCTGCGTCATTGAAATTTTCAAGGCACTCACGATATAGTTCCTCGATAGTCTTGGCGAAGCTTTCAACTCCGATATAATCGGATACTTTCTCGATAACTTCGCCCTTGTTGTTCATAACAACTTCTACAATATTCTTTTCCATAATTCATCTGTTTAAATGGTTCATAATGGTTCCCCACATTATCGTGGGGAGGTTTAGCCACATATGGCAATGTCGCCATAATTTCTGTAGAAATGCTTGTATGCCTCAAGACCACTGGTAGCTTTCAAGTCTTTGACCTCTAGCTTACCGGTATCCTCGCGTACCTCTGCAATAGAGTATGTATTGTCGTGCGTCCACTTGATGAGGTCCACACGCCTAACAGGATTCTCTACTGACTCAACGATTTTACACTTCAGTAAATCGTCATTCAGGATTTTCTCTAAATCACTCATAATTCTGTAATTGTTGGTTAATAGAAATCCCCACCCGCAAGAGTGAGGATTGGTTTGGCTAATCACCGAAATCGCTTTCGTCCTGATCGTACCACCAGTCCTGGAATCGATTCGCAACCTCTTCCAGTGCATACTTTGCAAATGTGTCGTAGATATTTCTGCTCTCGCCCTCGTTAAAAGGAGCATACAGAGCCTTGCCGATAGCATCATAGGTGACAGATTTGTCATCCTTGAAATTCCCGAAGCCCTTAATCATCGTGATAAGGTCTTCTCCCAAATCATCTGCAAGCTCATGCATATTCTCCATGATGGCGTCCTTGTTCTCATTCCAGAACTTGCTTGTCTGATAAAGATAACAGAATCCAGTGTACCCGTCATTTGCATTTCTGCAACTATCGAGAGAATTCAATATCGTGTCTTCATCGACACCACCAAGCTGCTCTACTACGGCATATGCCATCTTTACGAATGATGGATTATCATTTTCCTTGATAAACGCATCCCATACTTTCTGTATATTCATATTTCTGTATTTTGGTTGATAATAGAAACGAGCAAGCGCACCATACGCTTACCCGTAATTTTAGCCGAAAACCCAGATAGCCGTAGTTCTTGCACAAATGGCATACAGCTTTCCGCTGTGACCACGGAACAGCATTCCGTTGCATCCGTACACACCGGAAGAATAGCCTACCTGACTATATTCTTCCGGGATGGCTGCACGGCTTGAACTGTGTGTTATATCCTTGGCAGCTCCTACTCTAACGAGTCTCTTCAACTCTTTCTGTGTCATTTTCTCCATAATTCTTTAATTTTGATGGTTTAACATGGTTTCTGTGCAGATAGACTGCACAGAATGTTTGGCTAGAACTTGCGAGGGCGCATGCACGATTGCTCAATCTCCTGAGCTTTCTTGTCTGCACGCGCTACGCGTCTGAAATACTCGCTCTTGTCGAGATTCTTGCGTCTGCACTCCTCGCTGATAACTGCCTTGTGACTCGCTACGAGCCTTGCAAGGAACTTTCTGTCTCCGTCTGTCATAATTCTGAATTTTATTGGTTAATAATAGAAGGCGTAGCAAATAACTACGCCGGGTCTGGTCTAAAGCTGTACGTAAGAAGCCACTCGCCATTTAATGCGCTGAGAAACTTCCTTGCGGCTCTCTCTCCCCATCCTCGTGGCTTGTACGCATCTTCTTTCAAATACTTTTCTACAAGCTTCTCTAGCTGAGTCTTTTCTTCTTCTGTCATAATATATTCTGTTTTGGTTAATAGCAGGCAGCACATTATCGTACTACCCATTTTTGGCTAGAGATTGTACACCGGACTTTCTGAAGCACACAGAATCGTAGGACCGGTGAGGATGGAGAACGCACAAGGGTCGAAACTTTCGATTTCCTTCATGCTCTCGATTTTCTTCTGTACTATATCACGTATGGATGACAGACTCAATCTGCCGTCGATAGGCATGACAGAATCCATGCCCACCATTTCCACAACGCTCACCTCATCGGTGAATCTCATGTTCACAAGGTCAAACTTGTTAATCTTATGATAAAATTGTACCCATTTGCTCATAATTCTACATTATTTGGTTTGTAGGAGAGGGAGATAAAACTCCCTCAGTTTTTCAAGCTGTATACTTCTTGAGAAATTCTGCGAGCTTATTGTATTCATCGTCAATTTCCTCCTTGTTATCCACATGAAAGAAATTTGCGGTACAGCTGTCTTTTATGTTAGCCGTGCCATCAAAAAAGACAGCAGCATGAGCAGACATAGAGCCAGTGTCGCCGTCTAATCTGACAGTAAGGCTCACACCTGGCAGATTCTCTGCCAAATCTCTCTGAATTTCCTGCAACTGCGGTAGGATGGTAGAACGTATGTACTCTACATTCTCCTTGTATTCTTCATCTATCATAATCTATAATTTTTGGTGAATAATTGTATGCGTGACAATCGCCACGCACATTTCAGCTCATGCACAGCACCGCTATCTCAGAGAAGCTCTTGGAGATAGTTTTCTTGCTACGATAATCTCTGTAGCCCTTAGTATTGTTGCTATGCCACTGGCGCGCTGCTATCTTGATCTTCTCCATCTCATGCATAAGCGCACGCTCAAAATTCTTCTGTGATTTTCTGTCTAACATAATTCAATTTGTTTAATGGGTTCTACATAGTATGCCCAGGAAAATGCCTGAGCACATTTTTGGCTACTCGTACTTGTTGAGCAGGAAAATCAGAATAATGCCATCGCCATTCAGGAGAGTCTGGCTCTTGTTCTCGTCATTTATTATGTTTTCACATATTCTCTCAAAGAGCGGATACGGGTCTCCGGCAATACTATTGTAATACAATGCCATGTACGTACCGGGGATGAGAGGATAAGAGTCCTCAGGTTCTCCACCGAATACGTCACACGCCTGTGTATTGATCAGGACACGACGTACAGAGAATTTTCCCTCAACTTCCTGTGCGTCCATTCCACGCAAGAGGTCTATAACCTCATTCTTGCTCAAATCTTGCTTTAATATTCTATCCATATTTTTCTAATAATTTGGTTAATAGAAGAGAGGAGCGGAAACTCCTCTCTGTTTTGGCTACTTTCTGAGACCTACGAACGTTGTAGTTCCCTCTGCTGTGTAACTGCCGTTCAGCTCTGAAATCTCGTTAGCCTGAGCTAACACAGTTTTTCTCAGCATCACGTTTGCTCTGTGACAATTCACGAGAGTAACTGAAACCATTACTAATGCAACACACACTACGGCAAACAATGCCACGAAAATATTCTTCTTCATAATTCTGTAATTTAATTGGTTAATACTAGATACCGCCCGAATATCTCCAAGCGGTAGTTTTGGCTAGTCACAGATATCCTCTATCTGCTGCTGAATAGCATCTATCATTATGCAGATAATGAATAGACCGCACATTTCAAGAACCGCAGAATATAACACGGCTTGACAATCTCCAAGCAGAAATCCTGCGATAGCAATAATGCCACACACGAAACTTGTAACTAATACGAGCGCAGCTGACAGGACGCCCTTACCGATTCTCTTTTCCATAATTCTTTTGCTTAATTGGTTATATTATCGTACTGCCTAGATTTCTCCAAGCAGAATTTAGCTAAATGTTTCCAAGCACAATTATCGTACTTTCCAAATCTCTTAAACTCCAGGAAGGATGAAATTCTCCAAGCGGAGTGTGGATCGCCACAGCTCGCGGAAATACCACTTGCCCTTTTTCGTACTGCTCCAAATATGCGCAAGCAGAATCCCATAAAAAATTCCAAGCACATTCAGGAGAATTATCGTACTTGCCAAGCAAATGAATATTGGCGATGCCTGAATAAATCCAAGCACAATTATCGTACTTGAATAAATAATTTGTCTTGCTTTCATAATTCTAATTTTATTGGTAATTGTTCCGTAGCCACACACGACAATTATCGTACTGGCTACAGATTTTTAGGCGAGAAACAGAGCTAGAGTATTATTGCGCCACGATATAAACTCCACACGATTGTATATGGTCTGTCTGTCTGCAATAATTCTCTCCATCATTCTCTGTCCTCTGCAATCGAAATTCTGTATCATAATTCTAAATTTGTTGGTTTGTAATTGTAGAGCGGAGATTTCTCCCCGCCCCGTTAGCCAGGATGTGCATCTTTGCACCACGTTTTATCTTTATCGTCTTAACTACGTGGCTCACACCCTACAGATTTTATGCTTCTGCCAGCAGCTTGTTTGTTTCTGAGGAGATAAATCTCGCACGGATGACAAGCAACCGATTTCAGAAAGTGCGTTTTATATTCGCTAGCCCACACTTTAAAAACTATGAGCGAATATGATGTGCAGGAATATCCCTGCAACGGAAACCACTCCACGTGCCATCCAACACGCAGCTTTTCAGGATATCTCGTATCCCTTAACCCCGCAGCCAACGGGATAGAATATGAATTATGATTTATCCGTCCGTTATCTCGCTAGACAACTGCACAGCTACGGCTCTTACTCTTTCCACGTGCCTCATCCCATTCGGTATCGTGGTGGCTCTGTGCTCTCTCGCTACCCACGACGGGATTTCTCGCCCGCCTTTCTGTATCACTACAGATTCGTTTGCCGGATAGCTCTCTGAAATTTTGATAATAAATCCCCTGAGGGAGAATAAATTCTCTCTCTAGAATAATTACCAAAATCTCTGTTTTGTTCCCTTATGCAGCACCGACCTGCAAATGTACGCCTAAACGTGATAGGAAAAATAAGGGTACGACGACCCGCACCGCACGTAATTCGCACGGTGGAAATATCCCACTGGCTACCACTAGATAGTCAGTGGGGAAAATAGAAAGCTAGCTTTTACTAGCTTTCTTGTTTTGTATTACTTTTGCGCTGCTGCAAGTTTAGCTTGTAACTCTGCAATTTGTTTCTGTAAGTCTGTAATAGACTCAGACTTTTTCCTTGCTACCTTTGCACCACTTGTAAATGCTTGATGCAAAGAGCACAATTTACTACCCAAACGTTGCAAACTATCTATTATAGTAGTTTGTTTGTCTTTGCCGTTGTTATCAAACCACGCAAAGAAATTTGGCAATTTGTGCCTACGTGAAAACTCGCTAACTGCGCTACGTACGCACTCGGTTTGCAAATTGCAGTAGCTTTCATCTGAAAGTACATACTTTGTAGCTAGTTTATTATAGCGTTCTCTAGCTACTTCTAGCTCTTTCTTAGCGCTTACTACTTCGCTATCTTTGCACTCACTCAATAGCTTTTTGCGGTAACTATTGAGCACTTCCAAACTTTGCGCTAAGACTGCGCTACCTTTGCACTCGGTTACATAACTAGCAACCTTAGTACTTACGTGCTCGTAACCTAGAGCACCTTTTACAGATAATTCTTTCATATACCTAAATTGTTTAAATGTTACTTATAAGATAGTGTCCTATCTCTTTCTTTTTGTACTACAAAGGTACGAAAATTTATTGGAAAAAGCAAATTTTTTATGTTAAAAATCGACCTTTAAAGACGTTATAACATATTGATATATAGATAGTTATGGGCTTTAACACTTTGTGGCAAAGTATTAATATATTACGTTTTACTTCTATATATCTAACTATATAAACACTAAATGTTAATATCTTAACATTTAACCAGTACGTTATTATGTAACATTTTTTCGGTCAAGTGTTTTGTAATAAGTTTCGACGTTTCACGCTTTATTGATAATGTATAATTATGCAAGAAAATGAGTATAAACAAAATTATAAAGTGTTGGTTATTAAGTGGTTACATAATTTTTTTATAAATATAAACCGACAATTTGAAATAATTACAAAAATAATGTTTCATGATGGTTTACACTATATAAACCGACACAAAGTGTAATAATTTCAGAAGAAACACCCCCACACCCCCTAAATAGCACTAAATCAGCGCGGTAGTCACCTCATCTAAAAATTTTTTCTTCCGATTTTTCAGCCTTTTTGTAAAGTTTAATTACTTTCCACCATAAAGGATAATTATGCATATTCATTCATCCGTTATTTATTAACATTTGATACCATAAACTCTTACTTTGCAGACCAAACCATAAATGTATACCTATCCTTCATTTAATGTATACCTAAAATGTATATTTATACCCTTTATTTACTAGGGTTTTACCGGATATTCAGGATATTATATGTATCTTTGTATTGTCGATATTTTATAGACGACATGTTATAAGGACGACCTGACACGTGTTATCCTTCAGAAAGCCCCTGTTTATCGGGGTTTATCCTACACAATAACGGAAAATTAATATTATTATTGTACATAAATGGAAAATGGTATTGCTATAGACACATTGCACGCTCAGTTGCTAGACCTTTTGAGGCATGACGAGTACGGCTTCGAAGCGCTCCGTTGCCAGGACTGGGGTAAGGCAAACTCTGATAAGTACAACAAGCTGAAGTCTACTTTCATCAGGTCAATGAGACGTCTGGCGAAGAAGGCTCCGGTGAAGTACTACAACGGTGCTTACTACATGTTCAACGGCAAGATATACGAAGCTGTTCCGAAGATAGTTTTGGAACAGGCTTACCAGCTTCTGCTCCTCGACCTGGCCATGGCTCCGATGCTCGGCATCAGTACGGTGATGAACAAGTCATTCATGGAGGTGATAGAGTGCTACAACATACTGAGACCTACCTTCGACATCGTTGCATTCGCCAACGGAGTGGTTGACTTCGGCAGCGGTCTGAAGTATCCGAACGTGATGCCGTTCTCTCCCGAGTACCATGTCACATACTACCACCCATACGACTACAATCCGAAGGCGAAGTGCGACAGGTGGATGAACTTCATCAAGGAGGTCCTCCCAGACAGGACGTCGAGGATGATCCTCCAGATGTTCCTCGGTCTCGGTCTCATACAGAGAGGTACTGCATACAATCCGTACGAGGGGAAGGAATCATCGAAGATTGAGCTCTGTCTTCTCCTTATAGGTACGGGAGCCAACGGAAAGAGTGTCATCTTCGACGTTGCCTGCAACATATTCGGCAAGGACAGGATAAGCAAGATGGACTACGCCGACCTCACTGCTGACGGAGACGAGGGAATGAGGGGAAGGTATCCTATCAGGAACGCCATCTTCAACTGGTCTTCCGATTCCGACCCGAAGAAATTCGGAAGGAAGAACACCGGTATGTTCAAGAGACTCGTGAGCGGCGAGCCCGTCCCGATGAGAAAGCTTGGCAGGGATATCTTGGAGGGGAACTCAATCCCCTACCTCATCTTCAATCTCAATGAGCTTCCGTTCCCTGATGATGCGTCGCTCGGATTCATCAGGCGCTTGCAGTACGTGAGCTTCGATGTTACCATTCCTAAGGAGAGGCAGGACCCGGAGCTTGCGAGCAAGATCATCCGTGAAGAGCTGAGCGGAGTGTTCAACTGGATATTCCGTGGCGCGATGGAGCTGAGGAGCAGGAAGTACAGGTTCCCGGCAGCGGAGGGCAGCAGGAGACAGCTGCTTATCTCCCTTCTCGGAAGCAATCCTATCTATGCCTGGATAAGGGCGTATGATATGAGGTGCAGCCAAGAGGCGAGGGGCGAGATTTCGGAATGCATGCTTGCCAAGGAGATGTACGAGAGGTTCGTCGAGTTCTGCAAGGCAAACGATGTCGAGGAGAAGGATATCCCTACGATTCAGAAGTTCGGGCGTGATATGAGCGACAAGTACGGCTTCTTCAAGAAGAGGTCACAGGGCGGAATGACCTATCAGGTGTACGGCGCGCAGATGATTGACCTGAAGCAGGAGCTTCTCATCAATGACGTGAAGAATAAATTGCGTGGTGAGGAGGACATCAAGCAGCCGGAGAGCTTCATTCAGCCTGACGATTAACGGTTATAAAACAGATTTCTATGATAGACAAGGAATATATCAAGGAGATTATCTCCCGTATCACGAATCTTAAGGCCGAGAAGAATATGGTTCCGGCCACCGCTTCAATGCAGGAGATTATGACTGCTGTTCGCGAGGATGCCCTGGAGTGCATGAGGACCATGTGCAATGATAAGGAGATTGTGGTGAACAGAACGTTGAACAGTGTTTCATTCAAGTGCCTATGAGAAGACATCACAATCCGAACAAGGTTCCGCCGTTCAAGCCAGACCCCGAGCATTGGACTAGAAAGGTTCATTCATGGAAGGCGAAGGTTGCATACGAGACTGAGGATGATGCTTGGGAGTTTCTGAATCAGATTCCGAGGTTGAAGGCACTCGGCTGGCATCCTTACTTATGTAAGGTTTGCTCAAAGTGGCATATTGGTAGATTACATAATAAATAGTTGAGATATGGAAATTAGAGTTAGCGTTTTAGGAAAGGTCGCATACAAAGAAAGAGAAAGTAGGGAGGATGCAGAAAAAGCCGAACTATATCCATTTGGAGAAGGAGTGTATGCGGTAATGGATGGAGAAAATTTCGTTGAGTTAAGAGTCGTATCTGGCAAAAAACACAGCGATGAAAAAGGTGATTATTACGCATGCGTAGATAATTACTGGGTGCATGGGAAAATCTCAAACTCTGCAACTATCATAGAGCATGAAGAAAGGTTGAAGGATTATATCGACAAGTGTTTCGGTCGTCTTGAAGCTATTGTTAAAAAAACCAACGATTGTATCAGTAGTGTAAGTGAAGAACTTGATGGCTTTATGAGTAATTCTCAGGATGATTTTTGCTCTATTGAGAAATCTCTTGAAAGAATAGAGAAAGATGGTGTTGGTAGTGGAAAAGGTATCAGCGAGAAGACATTATTGTCTGCTATCGAGATTGTATCAAAACAGAAATAGTTGAGAATATGAAGAAGAAAGGATATTACGAATACGAAAACGGAATCTACCCTTTGAAACTTTGGGTACACATCGGAAAAGACTTGAAAGAGCTGATAGATTCCTGTTTTGACAAATGCAAGGCTCCCGATATTGATTACGGCGGCGTTACGTATTCCGATGCTGTCAGAAAGAGCGACAGAAGGCGAGGCGTTCTTGTATCGTTTCCGTGTCAGAAGGTTATGTCGATGAACTATTGCTGCCATGAAGCTTCTCACGTCTGCGATGCCATCGAGGAATATACTGACTTAGAACACGGCGGCGAGCCTTCTGCCTACCTGATGGGTTGGATTGCGTCTTGCATCAACAATGCTCGTTTGGGTATTGGCGATTTCGTTGAACTAAAAGATGAGGAGGAATAGCTTATGAAGCCGATTATAGTAATTGAACTTCCTTTGGGAATGGGCATTGATAGAGAAATCACAGAGCCTTATGGCTATGATTTATTCTACGGAGACGAAAATATCGAAGCTCAGTGGGAGAAGCTAGAGAAACTTCGGGAAACTGGTGGCGTTATTGTTGTTCAACCAAGCCATACTAGTGCTGTTCGCGAGATCCTTGATCCTTATATTGGTGAGGATGGATTTATCAAGGAATGTGGTTTACGAAAGGTTCACACAGAAGAACATGGTGATTTCTGTATTATCCTTTATCACAACCCATCAGAGGTTATGGCTCTTAGAGCATTTTATTTGAATAGTAAAAAGAAATAGCTTATGATTAAGAAAGAAGATATTAAGGTTGGGCTGGAATTTTATATTACAAGGAAGAATTGCTTAAAATGTAATTTTGACCCTCTGTTTGTTCACGATGACAATATCCCAGTTCTATTCCGTATAGAGAGAAATGACGATTGTACATATCTATGTACATCTGCCGATTCTAACCATGAGTTTTTTGCTCATTTTGATACGGAAAGCATAATGAAGTTTGGTGTAGCAATAGCAGCTGGAGGAGAATCTAGAAATGAAAAGACAGAGCAAGTATCTCACCCATCCCATTATGCGTGGCTTAAGGATTTATGTGGTGTTGAGCCTTTGGATATTTGCAGACACCTTGACTTCAATACAGGGAACGCTATCAAGTATCTCCTGCGAAAGGATAAGGTGGATGGCAACAAGACCAAGACCGAGAAACGCATCGAGGACTTGCGTAAGGCGGTGTTTTATATCCAAGACGAAATAAAACTATTGGAACATGGAACAACAGACTGATTACACTTGCAAGGATTGTTTCTTCTTCAAGGATGGGGTTTGTAATAACCCTAATGAGATTAGGTTTACTTCTGAGGAGAATCCTTCTTGCACAGATTTCGAGTATAAGGAAATAAAAGTTGAACTTTAAAATATTGTTATCATGGCATTACCATTTGGAAAAACTATCAAGACAAGACACTTCACCGTGCTGAAGTTCAGTAAGAGCTTGTCTAAGAAAGAAGTTGCTTCACTCAGAGAGGATATTCCTGCTGATATCAAGAAGCATTTGCAGAGAGGCTCGCTGCCTTTCATCAAGATTGCGAACATTGCCGGCACATGGGGTGTTGAATACTCTATCGGTACATCAATGTATGCTGCACTCGATGAATGTGTTCCTGTTGCTGTAGGAGACCATTATGAGTTCTCCAAGGATGATGGAAACATCATCGAGGCATTTTCCCAGCTTATGTATGCGGATACATCGTTGCCTGGCGATGCAGAATACACGGCAGGTAAGTTGAAGCTCCGTGACGAATACCTTGCCCGTGAGTCTGCGAGACTGAACGCTGCTGCCGATGAGGGTAAGACAGAAGAGCAGCTTCGCAAGGAGAGCGATGAGGCCGTACAGGAAGTCATTGACCGCGATAAGCACGCCGAGACTCTTCTTGAGATGGCAGAACAGATTAAAAAGGAAGGAGGCAAGGATGAGCGATAAATTGCTTGAGGTCGTTCAAGACCACACTTCCTTAGTGCAGGCGCTCCAGTTCATTTTGGAGGCCGCAGAGACTAAGAAACTGCCACCATACGGTGTTCTTCCTGTATTCAATGACGACCTTCTTAATGATAGGCTTAAGGGTATACTTGAGTTGGTTACCGGAGAGAAGTATCCTTAATTGACTTCAAAGTTTTCTTCTACTTATATATTTATTAAAAAAGCGAGGGGCAGTATCTGTGAAGACGCTGCCCCTCTTAGTTAACCAAAATAATTTGAATTATGCTCAGCAGAAAGAATCTGTGAACATTAATTGTTTGCAAAGGTACTTGGTTTTGCTGAAATTCTAGTAAAACAAAGTTACTTTAACACGAATTTAACTATTTCTTCTTCTTTTGGAAAGTCGCCTGACCATTTTTAAAGATAATGCAGTCTTCGCAGCATCGTGGCATCGACAGAGGTATGTAGTAATGGACCACATTGTTTTCCGTATCAATCTCGTCCTGCTTAATCTTGTTATAGTCGGCGATGGATGCAACTATCTTGAGCCACTCAGGTGATCCATACTTGGCTTTTCGCTGAGCCAATACCAGGTCTTTGAGAATTTGCTCCTTGGAGGTAGCTTTCGCTAACTCTTCAGGAGAAAGCTCTTCAGCGTCCTCGTTATTCGCTTTCTTACCCTGCACCTCTGCAATTCTCTTCTGAACAGACTCCTGGGCTTCGAGCTTGTTCATCTCTCCTTCAAGGAAAGATTTCTCCCAGTTGAGACCTTCTCCCTGAAAGGCGATAGCCCAACAGTCCCTCGTTGGCATACCTGAGCCACGGAGGCTGGCATAGATGTAATAGCGAGGGTCTTTCATCTTAAGAGCCTTCGCCTTCTTGTACGTATCGACGGATAACGTGTATCCTTTTGTTTCTTCAATCATAATCTTATTTCTTTTTATTATCCTTGAATGCAAATACTGTGTAGCAACAACACGAAACATGAAATGGAGGATATGGATCTTTGAAAGAATGGATGCCAGCATCGGCTTCATTTTGGCAGATTTCGCATGGATAACTACTTCCTCTCTTGACGTAGAACCCGATAGCCTTGTTCTCCTGCCCATACTCCTGCTCTGCCTGTCCCCACGCCAAAGCAATCACCTGAGAAGCGTTTCTTACGATGTTCTGATAGGCGTTCTTGTAGTAGCCTTTTCCGTAAGAAGGAACATCGATGTTGATATCCTTTCTCTTCGCTTTGGTGATGACTGATGTGTGATATGGGTCTTTATAGCCTGTGCGGATGGAAGACAGGAGCTGCTGGTCTGAATATCCCATCAAGGTTCCTGCCTTGATCATCCTTACAATATCTTCCGCAAAGTTTCCGAGATATACGGCGTTTCTTTCAGATGTCGTCTTTCCGTAGATGTCGCTAACGAGAAATGATTCTATGTTCTCGCTGTCAATCCCGAGAATCTTGCATGAAACCTTGGAGTAAGCAGAGATGTAACTGTTGATACTCTCCTCTGCCTCAGCAGTAACATTCTTGGCATAAGAGAGCAGGGCTGACTCGTTTGTGAGCCTGCCCGCACCTCTGTATCGCTTACTTGCGGCAATTATTTTCTGTGTCGATTTCCAGAGAATATCTGCAACATGGTCCTCGCAGTTTCGGATTGCCTGCAAGCGCTTTCTGCTATAATCGACAGAACGTTTTAACTCATCCATAGGCTATTAATGGGTTTGGTTGTAGTGCTGCCAGTTGTTCTCATTCGGGGCGTTCCGATTCTCGTCCCATTTGGTTCCTGACTTATTTGGGCGTCCAGCTCCGCGACCCGTACGTACGTTTCCACTACCTCCATTCTGAATATTCGCCGTTGCCTTCTGCTCCTCGATAGCATTCTGGGTTTCGTTATCCGCACGTTGCATATCCATAAGGAGGTCCTGCTGGTCTTCTTCCTTTTTCTCTCGCATGATACGCTCATATTCAGCGGTCTTAGGGAAGTCAGGGCAGCGTTCTGAAGCCGTCTGCTTAGAGAGGAATCCGTTCTGAACCGCAGTGGCAATATTTGTAATTTGTTCAGTTTTATTACTATGTACATACGGACTTATCCACGCATTGATTGGAAGCCCGGACATTGTTGCGACGCAGTTTTCATCAGTACCGATGCCGAACTGACAGATGCGGAGAATCTTATCAAGGAATGGCTGCAACTCCTGCGCATCGTTCATTGCAACCTCCAGTGCAGGAGAATAGAGAAGCTTGATGGCTACACCTGGGAGGTCACCAGACTTCAGCTCAGGTGGCTTCACGGTGAATGACAGCTCATAGATGAGGTCGTACGACTTGTTGAGCTGTGTAGCGAAGGCATCAGAGGCATCCGTTCCATTCAAGAATTCAGCCTTGCCGTTAGTGTCCGTAATCATGATTGTCTTCGCAGAGCCGGTCATATCGTCGCCGGTTATAGAAATATCCTCACCATCGCCAGTGAGCGTAAGGATTGGGAAAGCGTACGCCTTATTATTCTCGCAGAGATATGAGAATGCCTCCTCGTAGTCCTCGATGTTCTTCTGGACCATAAACCAACAAGGTCCGTTGTCGTTACGCGCGTAGGCTACCGGTACGAATTGGAAGCCGTGGTCTTTCTCTTCAATGAGGGTGTAGTCATCAATTCCGAAAATCCTTGCAATCTTCGTCATTACCTCTTTCACCTTTCCAGACTTGACAGCCTTCTTGAAGCGGTAGAACTTCCGGTTATCCCAAGCCTCGACATATTCGGTCTTCTCGTTGCCCTCATCGTCGTAGTCGTAGTACTTCCTGGCAAAGCACAAAAGGTCGCCAGTGAGTGAATCGACGTGAGGGTACAGGATATCTCCTCGATCATAAGAGAGTGTTCGTGTGCAGAATTTCTTCTTTTCATCGAAGAAACCAACGATTGCACATTCTGCAACCTTCAGATATGCACTTACGGCTTCAAAGAAGCGAATCTCCATATCGTGCATAAGCCAACCCTTCTTGAATACATCGAGGGTCTTCTGATTCTCCTCTACCTTCTTCTCGTTCTCGTAGTCATCACCATCAGCAAGCTCGAACTGAACATCGTTCCCAGTCAAGTGCAGCAGATGCTTCGTGTGGATGAGTTGCTGGAACGCAAAGGCTGTACGCTGAATCTTCTGGCAGTACCACCTGTTATTCTCAGGGTTCAGCTTCCAGATGTCCGGGTATTCCTTCTCGTCCATTATTCTGTGTGCAGATGGATAGTACTCACGCAAGAAGTCTGCCTGCGTCTTGATGCGGCGATACATGGTGTCGTCTGGCATCGTTCCGTCGTAATAGTCAGGAACAACGTCGCTTACAGCCGAGTGCTTCATGTACCCCGCAGGAGTAAGCTCGTAGAATGGCTTCCTTACGAGCAGCTCCCTTACATTATTTACCTTGATAGCATCCATAATCCTTTTACCTTTTTATTTTTCTTTTTTGTTAAACTGAATATCATTACGTAGAACCAAGATTCAAAGAAGTCAGGCGAGTGTCCGACATATTTCTTGGCAATCTTCTTAGGTAATAGCTTGAATCCCCTATCATCACTATTCTCGTCACGTCTGAGCATCTTACGCTCCTTCTGAAGAATCTGTCTGAGAGGAACCTTGTCAAATCCGTTTCCTGAATACTTTCTTTCAAGCAGAGCCGAGTCGATGGAAATCTGCTTCTCTTTTATCATCTTATAGAACAACCATGCGCACTGAGACTTCAAATCCTTATAGAGGTATTTGATTCCTTCTTCTTCCTGATGACTCCTAGCGATAGGTGCTGCCTGGTTGTTGAATGGGACGGCATCCTTGAAGAATCCCTTGAAGTACTGACCGATTCCCTGCATATCGTAAGTGAAGTTACATTCCTCGACACCCCACTCTCTCAGCTTGGCCTCAACTACAGAAACGAGTGTCTTAGGGTCCAGCCTCAAAACAACCAAGTCTTTACAATGCCATCCTTCCCAAAGCCACATTACGAAGTTATCGCCTCCGGTGAATGCGATATCGGCAGAAGCTCTGCGTTTTCCATCTCCTATCTGTTCTGCATTGTCGTAGATTTCATCAAGGTCTTCCATCTTGATCATGTCATCGCCGGCAGCTTTCCAGTTCCAGTTGGCCTCCAGGTCTCGCATACGCTGTTCCTCGTCCTGTTGGGCAAGGTTGGCGAGATATGAGGCATCGGTAGAGATAAGCTTAATGTTCTCTGATACGTCAGCGCGAACGAATGTTGCCGACTTGATGAACATTTCGAGCTTTGTATAACCAAGTTCCTCATAGCTGTCCTTCCAAAGGCTATCAATAATGCCCTTGCACTGCTCGTACACCTCTTCTCTCGTGTTACCCCAGTAGATTGAGTCAGGCGTATCTCCGTCCATGAAACAGTATCGTATAACTCCGTCCCGTTCCGGTATGATGTAGCCGTTCTCGTCAACCCACCAGTCAATGAACTTTCTCACCCAAGATTCCGGGTCTGGGTTACAGGTAATCCAGAAGCGGTTTCGGATATGCGCTGCATTTCGGTTGTTGGTCAAGAGGTACTTGAACTTCTTGTATGGGCACTGAGTACCCTCATCGATGCAAACGTAGGCATACTGGCGACCCTGGAATCGTGTCTTGAAGTCCTGATAGGCTCCAGCATAGTACGAGAATTTGAGCCATCCTCCGTTATCGAAGTTCCAGGTCATATCATTTTGTGACTTATTGTAAGTTCCAAATTGGGAGAACAATTTATAAGAGTCTGTCACTAAGGACTGTAAGTCGTCTTTTTCGTTACGAAGAATTGTTGCATGAAAATCTGGATTTTTAATATCCTTCAGAACTTCCATTAGGGAAGAGAACGATTTTGAGCCGCCTCGCGAACCGCCAACTATCTTAATATCAGCGTCTATAGACAGCATGCGTTCCTGACCGCCACGCTGAGCTATAATCTTCAGCTTGTCGGGATGCTTCTTGTCGGCGTCTCTTAATGATTGGATATACTCTTGAGTGTAAATAGGCTCTCCGTTATCCAATTTTAATCCTGAAAACACATCTTTCTGCATAAATATACATTTAATACTGCAAAAATATACAATTTTTCTTTGATAATTGCATATTTATTCATATATTTGCAAAATAAAAGGTATATTTATACGTTTTCGAGGTGGAGGGACCACTTTCGGGATAACATTTTTAATCAAAAAACAACATGACAAGAGAGGAACTCTTAGCATTAGTGAACAAGGAGGTTGATACCACCAAGTTCAAAGAACTTAGCCAAAAGACCATCGATGAGGAACTTGATGATGTTTTGGAAGATTTCGGTGATGACGAGGAAGCAAATTCCAAGTTGGTTACCAAGTTAGCAAACCGTCTGAAGCGTATCAACGGCAACTTGCACAAGAATATCTCTGACGAGGTAAAGAAGAGCAAGGAGGAAGCTGAACGCAAGAAGAAGGAAGAGGAAGAGGAGCGTAAGCGCAAGGAGGCTAAAAAGGGTGACGATCCTGACGACAAATACTCCAAGCTGCTTGAGAAACTCGAAGCTCTCGAAAAGGCTAACGCAGAAAGAGACAAGAAGGCTGCAAGGAAGGCAACCATCGAGTCAGTAAAGGCAGGTTTGAAGGATAAGTTCGACAAGGCAAACCTTGAAATGAAGAACTACTTCCTCAATGCTGCAATAGCAAAGCTGGAGATTCCGGACGAAGATGTCGACATCGACGACCTGGTTTCTAAGGCTGAGAAAATCTACACCGCAGAGTACAAGGAGGCTACCGGTGAAAACGGTATTCCTGCAAAAGGCAGTCGCACGTCTAGCGGAGGCACGTCCACAGATGATGACAAGTTTATGGAAGAAGTGGCCGAGCGTCGAAAGAAGAGATTCGGCGGTGGAGACAAGAAGTAATTTCAGGATAACAATTTTAAAAAGGTAAAAAGATTATGGACAACACTTCTATTTCCTACATGGAACAGATGGGTACTCGTGGCATGCTGAACCACGGTGCGACCATCATTCAGACAGAAGGTAAGGTCGGCGGAACCCGATATGTGTTTGCCGGTCTTGAGGCGCTTATCAAGAATGCCTTCGTTCACCCACCTATTGGTGGTAAGCTTGTCAACCCATTCAAGGGCCCGGCTAAGATTTATGCCGGCGACTTGATTGAGCACGACCTCGGCTTTACAGCAGGCAACGAAGGTCCTGGTGCTACAATCAAGATTCTGAAGGCTTACGGCGTGGCAAAGGCTACTACTGCGGCTACAGACACAGACATCTACATCGTTCGTAACGGATTCGTTCACATCCCGTTCCCTGGCGATACCATCATGGTCGGTCAGAAGGACTTCAAGACAAAGGCAAAGGGTGTGACCGTGACCGCCGTGGAGGCAACCACCGACACATCGGTAGGCGACGTATGGAAGCTGACCCTCTCGGAGGCGCTTGGCGCATTGAGCGCTGGCGACGTGCTGGTGGAGGCAGAGAAGGCAGGCGCGAGCGTGCTGCCAATGGTAACCAACCCTAACTGCTTTGCTCCGAGCGACAACGATTTCCCTTATTTCGATGCCGGCGGCGACAAGTATCACAAGCCTCGTACAAACGTCAACTTCTGTATGTTGAATCCAGACTGCGTTATGTGGCTTGACCGCATGGGTCCTGTTCCTCCTGCTGTTAAGGCGATGAACAAGTCACTCTACCCAGAGTTCTGGCACATTTAACCTATTGTATAACGTAAAAAGATTGATTCAGGATTATGGCAAAAATTGATATTGGTGTCGAGCAGCTCGCGAAGTTCTTCACTGGTAAGGGTAACAACACTTACCTTCAGAAGTTCGTCAATCGTGACGGCGTACTTCGCTGTAACAACGGCTGGTATCTGACACAGGGTGACATTGATCCAGATCTCACCCCTACATCTAACAATGGTGATGCAACCTTCAAGGTTCGCACACGTACATTGAACCCTGCAACCTTGATGAACCTCCGTGCTCCTCTCGGCGAGGGCTATCAGAACGACCATGAGGGTATTGAGTGGTACACCGCTTCAATTCCAGACTTCGCTGCTGACGGCTTCCGTGAGACTGCGACAGAGCGTTACCACAAGATGAAGCTTCTCCAGGATGAGTTCGGCAACGACGCTGACCTGGTTGATGCTTACCTCGACAAGGTACAGGTATTGTACGACTCACTCGACATGACTATGACCTACATGTCAGCCCAGTTGAGTTCGACAGGTTTCATCGACTACGACAAGATTGGTCGTGGTATCCAGGAGCCTCTGTATGACGCAAAGGTTCCAAAGGAGAACTTCAAAAAGGCGGGTACGCTTGCCTGGAACGATCCAAACTGCGACTTGCTTGAGCAGATGCGCAAGTTTGAGGAGGATTGGCGCAAGGAGAACATCGAGTACCGCAGTGTACCTCTCGTATGGCAGATGACCAAGAACGACTACAATAACGTATTCTTGAAGAACAAGCAGATTGCTGAGTTGTACAAGAGCTGGGCGAACGCTAACTTTGTGGCAGTTTTGCAGAACTACGGTCCAAACAACGCAATGTTCTTGAAGTCTGTTGTTGACCTCAACGGTCTTTCTCCTATCGAGATTGTCGATGAGGTTGAGCACAACAAGCGCTTCGATGGCACAGTTACAGAGATTCGTGGTTGGGCAGACAGAACAGTTGTTCTTCGTCCTGCTGGCAAGCCTTTGCGTTTCATGCGTAAGGAGATCCTTGACAAGCGTATCTTTGACACCCTTGGCAACAAGCTCATTGATGTGGCTTGGGCGCAGACCAACAACAAGCTTGGCTTGCTGCGTAACATGATTACCGCGAACGGTCTCTACCAGGAGTTCAAAACAGACTTGTTCCTCGCTTCTGTTCCTGCTATGCTCGATTCTCCTTACCGTTGGATTATCGACATTACCAAGAAGGGTTAATTCTTTAACGTAACTAGATTGTATGACTATGGATTCGGAGATGAACATTTACACTGTGAACGACTACCTTATTAATAAGGTGAAGTTCGAGATGCCGATGAAGGCTCTGTTGGGCATCATGCACGACAGGGAGCTTGAAAATGGCATCGACCTCGAAGCCTGCGACAAGGACAAGGTGAGACTTGCCTATGCCGACATGCTGAAATGGTTTGTTCTTGGTCCGAGCAAGGTGAACAACACCTCCGATTCCGATAACGGATGGACTCATTCGGGAGGTGGCTATGATATGTCGGACAACGACAGGAGCGAGATGAAGGCAGAGGCTAACGCTATCTACGCAGAGCTGGAGCCTGATTCGATGCTCAAGAAGAAGTCCACCTTCCGGGTGACCTCCCACGGAGTAAAGAGGGCGAATTATTCTCCTTGGGGAGAACCTCTCCCTCACATCATCAAATAAGGCGTATGGAAAAGGAAAACATCAGAAACCCAAGATATCCTCACATCATCAAGATCGTGAGGAAGGTCGTCGGAAAAGCCGACCCTGATGACCCATTTGCCGATGATGATGCTCCAGTTGGTGAGGACAAGGAAATTATTCTCTATTATGGCGAAGGCCGCAGCTACACCGATACCACTACAGAGGGAGACAAGAACGTCGACCAGAACAAGAGGAAGGCATCGATTCCTGTCAGATATGACGAATGGGATGCTGACAGATGTCCTCTTGACGGCGACACCATCTACTCCACTGTCGGCAACAACACCGAGGTAGGTATGGTTAAGGACTGTGAACCGGATAATAACAGGACTGTTGTGTATTGGAATTTGACAAGGGTTTAGATTATGACAAGTTTATCAGGTCAGTTTTTACAGGTCGAGAAGAAAATCCGTCAGATGGCTGTAGCAAAGATGCAGCAGAAGATGGATCATGCGGCTGAAATGACAATGAAAGCTGCTGACAAGTCTCGAAACTATGATGACGTAACCGGTAACTTGTACAAGTCAACAGCCATCGGTACATATTACAACGGCTCATTGAAGTCGATTCATTATGCTCCTGGCCCAGAGCCAACCCGAGTAACCCTTGCTGCTGGAGAGAGATACAACCTCGATAAGTATTATCGCAGTTCATTCTCCTTCAAAGACAGCGGAAGGAGACCTTACAAGGGTGAATACGGAGAAGGTGGTGAATATGGTCCAAACGCGGCGTGGGATGAACTTGTTTCCAGGGAGCACAACAAAGGAAAGTACGATTCCACATGGCAGATGCTCCTTGTTGCCGGCGTAGATTACGCTAAGTTTGTCGAGGTAAAGAGAGGTCACGACGTGATTACCTCTCTTAGAGAATATTTGGTTAGATACTTTAGATCGATGTAAGATATGGTTAGTATTAAGACTCTATATTTCGATGTCGGTAATGCAATGAAGGGGATTTGCGACAAGCTCTACTCCCGTAGCCGACCAAAAGCAGTTGATACGAAAATCAACAGCTACATCGTGGTATACTTTCCATCTAGTATCTACAATAACGAGATGAACTCAAGTGGAGTTTACAATGATTTCACCACTATAACTCAAATCGAATTGTATGTGCGCGATAAGAATTCGGCAAGCAACCCGCACACACTTGATGTATCTAGCGTTGACGAGAAAGTCCAGGAGATTATGGACAGATTTCCAATCTCCACAAAAAATCTCATTGTTTCAAATCCTCGTATAACGCTACAGACAGACGACGGCGCAGGTTTTTCCGTGACGATCATACAGGGAAGGTTACGTACGAAATAAGTATTCAGGTATAACAATTTAAAATATTTTAGATTATGGCTATGACAACTATTGACAAGATGAAGGACATCTTCAATGGTCCTAAAACTCTGCTCTACTCAAAGGCTATTACCGATTTGAGCAAGGCTACAGTTGACATCACCCCAGAGGTTGAGCTTCCGGTTACCGTTGACTCGCTGAAGGCGACTATGGATGACCCAACCATCAACCACTACAAGGTTATCGGTCTTGCAGGCGACTGGGCAACCACAGCTGAGCTCGGCGACTTCAATGTAGAGTTCGTTGTTCCTTCAAAGGCAAAGGACTTGCTGACAATTATGTTCGGCGAGGATGCTATCACAGAGCTGACCAAGGTTACTCTGAAGGGTACAGGTGACGCTACCCTCGACGCTACTACCGGCTTTACAGGTATCGCTGTTGAGCCTAAGAAGTTCAAGATCAAGGGTACTATCGTTATTGTTGACGACGAGAAGGAGAACCTCATGGTTATTACCAACATCGCTCTCTACGCTACATTGCAGTGGGACAACTCCGGTACTGAGCCAGTTGCGTTTAAGTTCTCAGGTTCTATCGAGGGTGCAGGTAAGCGCAGCATCGCTTGGCTTACTAAGGCTCCAGCTGCTGGTGAACCAGGCATTGGCGGTTAATCAAGTAAAGGCTTCTTTAGGTAATTAGATTCAGGATAACAAACCGTTGGGCGGCAGGCTAATCAACAGCCGTGCCGCCCTTCTTCATTTAATAGCATACAATCATGGCAGAAGAAAAGAAAATAGAGCAGCCTTCAGTGGACTTGCAGGAGTTGCTTGACAGCGTGCTGCACGACGAGCCTACCGAGTTCGTGTTCCGTGGAAAGAAGCACAAGATCGGCTGGCTTCGCAAGGGAACCATGAGCAGGTGTTCCCACATCAGGTCAAAGGAGAAGAACGAATGGAAGCGCAACGTCAAGATTTGTGTCTGCATCCTTCTCAACAACATCTGGAAGATACGATTCCTGTATTGGATTTATTGGCGCTGGCTCTACTACATCAAGGATGTGGACGTGGCCGAGGTTCTGAGAGTCCTCGATGTTTCTAAAAAAAAAATTCCATCGAACGCATTCTCACTGGCTACCATATTAGCGACCGGGATGACGGACGTGATGATGACGATGACGAGGAGCGAAGCAAAAGCTATCCAAGCAGAACCAGCTGGGGAGCTGCCTTCTCACTAGCAGAGAAGTTCGGTTTCCTCTTTCAGCGTAAGTACTTCATCGCAGCCTACGACTACTGGTGGGGCTATTCATCGGCGCAGATTGACCTCATGGTTGCAGACCAGCCTCTTGTCGTCTATCCAAAGACCAAGAAGGAAGGCGGTCCGAAGAAGCATACCAAGAAGGAGATGGATGACCTCTACGACAGGTGGATGGAGAAAAAGAAGAATGAGGGAATCCTCGTTGGCAAGAAGATAAGTCTTGCTGATTACTTAAACAATAAACTCTAATTTAAAAATATTCAGGATATGGCAGGTGGAAATATGGGAGACCTCAGTTTCTCGCTCACTCTAAAATCGAGAATTGAAGAGGAAACCAAAAAGATTATCAGAGAATTAAACAAGGTTGATTCTACTGGTAAGCAGGCACAGAATGCTTTGGAAGCAATATCCGAAGCAACAAAAGGTATTGGAGATAAGGGAGGTCGTAGTTTTGAAAAGCTAAACAACTTCGTTAAAGAATTACGTCGTAATATTGGCGTATTTTCAAGCGAAGATTTCTTCAGTTCGAAAAAACTCCAGCAGTTGGAGTCTGTCCAGGACGGATTGTACAAAATAGGCCGCATACTCGGAGAGGTGTCCAAGGAAGGTGCTGGATTCAACATATTTCCTAACAGCGTTGCAACTGAGGCAAACAAGGCAGAGAGAGAACTTTATAAGTTATCTTCTATTATTGACGAAATCAACAAACGCCATGGTGAAGGCATACAGATGTTTGGCGTCGATTCAACGAACAACATACGTCAGTCGTTGTCAGAGCTGTCTAAATACAGAACTGAATTAGAACAGATCAGGAATAACAGAGGTATTCATCCTATCACAGGACTCACTGCAACTGATGTCGTAAAGAGTTCCGGGTATCTTAATGCTATAGATAAAGCAAATACTTATGCAAAGGTTATAAAGGACGCAGCACGCGAGGCAAAAGAGGCAGAGAGGCAACGCCAGAATGATTTGAAGAACACCGAACGCCGATACGATTCTCTCGGCAATAAGGTTCGCCAGCTTCGCTCTGAATACAGCCGAGGAATTTCTGTCGGAGCAGATGTTAGTAAAGCTGAAGCCGAGATTAACAGACTTCTTTCTTTAATGAGAGCCCTTATAAATATCAAGGGAAGACTTAATTCAGAGAACTGGAAGGATAGCCTCGGTATGCTTGGCAATATCGGTAGTGGCCACGATACCACATTAGCTTCTAGGGTTCTTCAAGATCAGAAAGCAGTAAACCAAGAGGTTCAGAAAGGTATCGAGCTTGAACAGAAGCGTCAGCAGGAGATTGCTCAGACGGCTGCAAAGGTTCAGTCTGATTTGGTCCGCGGCTTCGAGAGAGCCAACAGTCATGCAGGAAAGCTGAATTCAACCGTGCAGGATTTGAAGTCACTTTTCTTGCAGGGAGGTCTTGTGTTCGGCGCACAGCAGTTCGCTATGAGCATCATCACAACTGGTGGTGAGATGGAGAAGCAGCATATCGCTCTCCAGTCAATCCTTGGTGATATGCAGAACGCGAACACAATGTTTAACCAGATTAAGGAACTCGCTCTTAATTCGCCATTTACGTTCTCTGAGTTGAACCGAGACGTTAAGCAGTTGGCTGCGTATGGAGTTGAGTACGACCAGCTCTATGACACAACCAAGAGGCTTGCGGATATGTCTTCCGGTCTTGGTGTTAGCTTTGACCGTATCGCATTGGCGTTTGGTCAGGTTCAGGCTCGTGGTTGGCTAGATGGCAAGGAGCTTCGTCAGATTGCCTATGCCGGTATTCCTCTGCTTGAAAAGTTATCAGAGTTCTACTCTAAGCAAGAGGGGCGAAATGTCTCAACATCAGAGATTAAGACCAGAATTTCAAGCCGAGATGTTAGCTTTGATGACGTAAAGTCTATCTTCTGGCAGATGACTGATGCAGGTGGTCAGTTCTATAATATGCAGCAGGTTCTGAGTGAGACTTTGCTCGGACGCTACAATAAACTGAAGGATGCCTGGGAAATCATGCTTGCCGACTTTGCTAACGGTAAGAATGTTATAGGTGGAACCTTCAAGGGCATACTTGATGTTGTTACCAATCTCGTGCAGCAGATTCACGTCTTGGGTCCTGCTATGGTTGCTGCATTCGCCGGGCCGGCTCTTATGCGTGGAGTTAAGATCCTAGAAGGCGGCATTGGAAAGAGAATACTGAACTCAAAGGGGAATATTGCGAAAGAAGCAGAACTTAAGCTCTTGCGTGGTGAGAAAATAACTCCTGTAGAGAAACAGATTCTTCAGTATAAAAATCAGATTCGAATTCAGGATATCCAGGCACTCGCAAAGGCAAATGCGATAACAAAAGCTGAACTAAGACGCTTGTATGTTACCGGTCAGATAACCAAGGAGATGTACAAGCAAGGTATGGCTCTCACCAAACAGGAGGGTCAGGTAAACAGAATCTCCCTTGGTGGATTTCTGAAGGGATTGGCTAGCCCTAGCAAATGGGGAGCAGCAGGAGGCTTGCTTCTCGGAGGCTTGAAGTCCGGATTCAGTTCTATCATCGGTTTTCTTGGTGGTCTTCCAGGAATAGCTATATCTGCCGGATCTGCAATCTTTGCATACTACTGGCAGAAGCATCAGCAGCTGAAACAGGATATGGAGACTACGGCTGACGAACTGAAAGACAGGTACACTCAGATCGGCGAGTTCCTTCGCGATAACGATGCAGATAAAGCCATTAAGGACGGCGATGAGAAAGAGATAGAAAACCTCATTGACGCATATAAGGAAAAGCTTAAGGAGATTGCTCCTGAAAAGGAGAATGCTTTCACTATGAGCCTTCTCGAAAAGAAATCGAATGAGGACAGACTTAAGTATCTCAAAGAACAGCTCATTCTTCTCAAGCAGGTTGAGGAGAGTACTCAGAAATCTCTTTCGGACGAGGGTACATACAAGGGATTCGACGAGAAGCTGTCTTCTGCAAAGGAGATAGCAGAAGCATTCTCTTCAGCATCCGCAAAGGCGAATATGATTAATGCCACCCAATCCGACTTCGCTAGCTTCAACTCCTGGGAGGAAAAGTATAAGGATGAGGTGAAAGCCATGCGCGATTATCTCATTGATGAGCTTGGAGATATTAGCAACAGCCCGAAGTTGCAGGGTAAGGCTAACCAGATTCTTTCGTCATTCTTTGCAAAGCAGGGATGGAACCAGGATGTTTCTGATCAGTTCCGTGCTGACGTTCTTAATGCGATGGGTGTTGAAACTGGCTTCTACGAGAATAAATTCAAGGATGCTCTCGATAACGCAGTAAACACTTCGTTTCCTTGGATTGGTGACAAGATTCGCAACAACCAGGAATTGACAGATGCAGAGAAGGTCCAGGTTTCAAACATGATGAAAGATGCTGCGGCTCAGGTTCAGAAAGACTATCCTTTTGCATCAGACGCATTGAAGCGAATGCTTGCGGCTGATAGATTCGAGGCTGTCATTCATCTCGTATTCAGGAACGATGACTCGGATCTCACTCAGCAGCTCGAAAAGAATCTCAAGGGTAGTGGTTACGACTACCATGAGAAGAACAAGTACGTCAAGAGTTGGGGAAAGGATGCCGGAGACGACTACGATAAAGCAAAGAGCAACGCAGAGTCGGACATTACTGCTGCCAAAAAGGAACTCAACACCAGAAAGAAGATGCTTGCGCTGGGCAATCTTTCTCTCGATGAGTTTACACAGAAGCAGAAGGAGTACGAACTTAAGATGCAGGCTTATCATGATAACTGGGGCGAATGGTTTACTGGTGACGACAAGAAGAAAAACAAGAAAACCGGTGGCCGTAGGTCAACAGGCGCGCAGACAGATAAGGCTCTTGAAGATTTGAGGAAGCGCATCGACTTATACAAGAAGATGTATGCTGAAATCAAGAAGTTTAAGGAGCTTTATGGAGAAGGTGCTCTTGGTCAGCTTGCTAATGACGGAGAGTTTGAGGTTATATTCAATGATAAAAAGAGGTTCCCTATCTCCGACTACACCAATTATGAGACCTCTATCAAAGAACTCTTGAAGACTCTCCCGGCCTCAACAAGGGAGAGATTGGACTATGCTGCAAACGAGAAGGCTGGCATTCAAACTGAAAACCGAAAACTTCTCGAAGACCAGCGCAGAGACGAACTGAATGTACTCAATAAGCAGCTTGATACTATATCTGAGCAGTATGAGACATACAAGAAGATATATGAGCTGACAGGAAACAAGAAGGGTTCAGAGAACATAGCTTTCGGAGGAACTGTTCAGTTTGATACATACAAGAGGTTCCTGGAGGAGCAGCTCGATATTGCGGTAAAGCACGACAACATTCAGTCCGGCCTTAACTTGACTACGGACGAGGTTAAGGGAATGAGTCTTGAAAATGTCAAGGATAAGTATGGCGAGGAGACTCGTGTTTACGATATCCGCAAGAAACTGGAAGATGAGAACAACAAGATCAAGAAGGAGACCATCGACCTGATGGCTAGTCTTATTGAAAAGAATGCAACCATCGCACAACAGATTGAGGATGAAAACCGCAAATACGAGAGACAGCTTGAGCTCATCAAGGGCATCGAAGACCCGAAGATGAGAGATAGAGCCAAGGCCGGAGCCACAAAAACTCACAACGAGAATGTGGCAAAGCTTCAGTTCGAGCAGTTCAAGCAGGAATCTGATTGGGTTGCTATCCTTGATGACCTCGATAGGGTTTCTTCCGCTACAATCGACTCAATGATTGAGAAGATTGACCAGTTCTCAATGACTACCGGTTTGTCTGTAGAATCTATCAAACAGTTGAGGGACGCTTTGGATAAGCTCAGAAATGAGCAGATTAGCAGAAACCCGTTCGGCTTCATCTTCGGAGGGGTGAATCGCGGTAAGGCTATCGGAAAGTTCATAAATGAGCGTCTTGGCGGCATGGATGATACCGCGAAGATATTCGTCAGCAAGGAGGAGGCTTCGAGACTCGGAATCGCTGGCGGCGTAAGAACCAAGGCGAGCCTGAAGAATGATCAGCAGTCAGCATACGCAGACTCGTCTAAGGCCATTTCTGAACTTGCGACGAAGATACAGGCGCTCAGCACGGTTCTTGACCCGGTAATCAATCTATTCAAGGCTATGGGCGAAGAGGATTCAATCCTTGGCCAAATTGTAGGTGGAGCATCAGGCGCATTCTCTTCGGCAGCAAGTACAGCCGGGGCTTTTGATACCCTCGGCAAAATGAAGGGTCTCGGGTTCCTCAAAGGTGCTGGTCCATACGCAGCAGCCGCTTCCGCAGCGTTGAGCATTGGCGGCTCGCTCATCAAGGCGTTCGGTGCAGACTACAGCAGCTACAACAAGGCGAAGGCTGAGTACGACAACCTGACCTCAATTTGGGATTCTCTCATCTCCAAGAAGACTGAGTACATGAACATCCATTGGGGTACAGAGGCTACAGAGGCATCCAAGGAAGCCCAGGAAATGCTTAAGGCGGAGATTGAGCAGACTAAGGTTATCGCGCAGAAGAGGCTCAATGCCGGTGCGTCAGCTGGCTCCCACTCTATCAAATATAGAATGTGGAAGGGTTCATATAAGTACAATGGTCAGAACTGGCGTGATGTTGCCGGAGAAATCTCTTCGAAGTACGGAGTCCAGTTCAACGGAATGGAAGACATGCTCAACATGAACGCTGATACCTTGTCGAAGATTAAGAAGGATTACACTGGTCTTTGGGCTAACATGGACTCAGATTTCAGAGATTACCTGGAAAAGCTCATTCAGTATGGCGAGAAGGCCGATGACATAATTGAGGCTCTTACAGAGAAACTGACCGGTAACAAGTTCTCTGACTTGGTGTCTTCCTGGGGCGACGCAATGTCAACTATGGCCAATGGGTATGAAGACTTGGTGGATGGCTTTGAAGGAAAATTAAAGGACGCCATCTTGAACTCCATGATTGAGAATACATATGGAGACAAAATCAAGGCCCTTCTGAAGAAGACTCAGGGGTACGCAGAGAATGATGACAAGATTAAGGATTCCAACGGAAATGTTATTTCAGAATACACAGGAGCCGAGTATGCCGACGTAAAGAACAGCACAGATGAACTCTCAAAGCAAATCGAGGCAACGAGAGATTACCTTAAGAAAACTTACGGATGGTCAGATAATAGCAGTTCTTCTTCTAGAAATTCCATTAAGAGTATTACGGAGGAAACAGGAGACTTGATTGCCTCATACCTCAACGCAATTAGGCTCGATTGCTCTGTCATGAGAGCAGAACAAGCTAAGTATTATCCGGAGATGAGCGAGATTGCGAAGTCGCAGTTGTCTCAGCTTAATACGATTGCTCGAAATACGTTACGCAATGCGGATGCGGCCGAGAGGATTGAAAGTATATTCGTTGAGTATAACGACAACTTCAATAGAGTTCTTAACGGAACAAAATCATTGAAGATGAAGTAATAATCGGGGGCGCGGACTTATATCTGTGCCCTCTTTTGCATATTTATACATTTTTAATCGAATACCGCTTGCATATTTATGCATTATTTTGTATATTTGCAATTATAAAAAGTTGATTTTAGGTATGAAGGATTATTTCAGGATATACATGCAGAAGGAAGGCGATGGGAACGAGGTGAAGGACTCCATCGCCGACTTCGGTATGTACGTTAGCGAGAACCCGTTCAAGCCTTGTGATTCTGTCAAGGAACCTGCAAAAAGGGAGTGGCACGACGAGCATGGTGACGACGAGTATATCGGAAAGGATGGTCTCTATATGGCGGCCTACGAGAATAAGGTTAAGTTTATGTTCCACGGCGAGGCTTTCGGCGCTAACGAGAAATGTAAGGCTTTTATTGATTACATCCGCAAGTCAGGCATGATGAAGATGTATTGCGACTTCAATAGAATCGGAAGACAGCATGTAAGACTTAAGGATATTGATCCAAACCTATATAGAGATCCGGATAACGAGGACTTGCTAGTTCTCTCTATCACTTTCAAGTTTAACGACCCTGTTACTGACATAAAGCCAATCATGGACGCACAGGGCAGTATTTCAAATTTAGGATAAAGACACATGAGTACTTGGAATATTTATCATAAGGATGGCTCGAAGCTGACAGACGTTAACGGAGAGCAGATAACCGTTCATGGATTGGAATACTCCGATTCTTGGATGGGTGAGTGCTTCGTGACTATCAATTTCAAGCATGAAGTGCCTATCAACTTTCAGATAGGCGACTATATTATCTATCGTGGCGAGCGGTTTGAGCTCAACTACGAGCCGGGCAAGGATAAGCAGGCCAGACCCGACACATATGGAGAGGGCTTCGTATATGACAGCGTAAAGTTCAATGCATTGCAGGATGAGCTTGCCAGGGCAGAGTTCCTCGATGTGGTATTGAACGATAACGAGCTTCACTACACTTCCCTGCCGAAATTCCCATTCTATGTACAGACTTTGGATGATTTGCTAGACAGAATCCAGGCATGCTTAAACGAGCAGATTGGTGCAGGTCTTTGGAAGATTTACTCCAGAAACAAGGACCGTTCCGTGCAGCGTGGAGCCCTTGAAAGTGAGTGGTTGTCGGTTTATGGTGAGAAAACCGAAGATAACGTCATCGAATCGATGTCCATTACAGTGGATTCGCAGACCTGTTGGCAGGCCCTTGCGCTTGTGAACGAGAAGTGGGACATAAACTTCATCGTCAGAGGAAGAAACATATATGTCGGTACTACCGGAATACAGGCAAACCATATCTTCAAGTATGGCCTCGGTAATGGATTATATGAGATTGTTCAGAACGCTGATTCCGACCAGAGTGTCGTTACGAGATTGAGAGCTTATGGTTCCGAGAAGAATCTTCCTTCTCACTACTATGCGGACCTAGGTGTCAAGTACGTGGCGAACATCACGAAAGTCGTCGGGGCCAGCACGAATGTTACACTTGAACTGGACCTCGATTATATAGAGACATATTTCAAGAATCCGAGAAAGTATATTGTTTCTGGAGAAACTGGCGAACAGTCTTTCGGTTGGGTACTTAAGGTTACATTTGATTTCAAGACTGAGATTACCGGTTATGTAACACAGACATACGACTCTAAAAAATGTAGATTCTATTCTGAGCTGAAGGGAACACAGACTGACACCGGAGATGAGGAATCAAAGGAGAAGCTTGATGCGTTTATTGCGCAGGTCAAGGCCGGAAATACAAAGATGTATATCACGTCCGGTCTCAACAAGAAGGCTGTTCCTTCATCTATGAAGGAGTATGCAAAGAATCTTCCGAACAACATGTCCATCAATAGACTTATGTTGCCTGGATTCCCTCATGTATCGCTGAGCGATTTCTATAACTCACTCACGAATGAAGAGAAGAAGTACGTGAATCCTACCGGGAGACAGCATAAATTCTCCACAGATCCGCACAGGCCATACATCGATTCTATCAACATCAAGCAGATTGGCCTTCGTTCTGCATCGCAGTTCTTTGAAACAGATGATAAGACAAATGGAGTTATTGAAATCTACCCTACTATCGAGGAGATGGAAATCGGTGGCGTACGTGTTGATGAGATTGATGAGGGTGTGGCTCCTGATGATGACGGAAGATTTGGCGATAATGAAACCGTAAAGAATGTTGATATCTATCTTAAAAAGGCTATCGACTTTGATATCAACGACTTAAAGGATGACGACTTCTCCATCTCGATGAAGGATGGTATGTGTGGCGGACGAACATTCAAGGTAGCATCCTCAACCAAGATTGATGGAAGATGGAGGCTTACTATTGAAAGAGTAAAGGACGACGCTCTTGAGCTGTGGTTTCCATACAAGGACTACCCTATCAAGAAAGGCGACCATTTCGTTCTTACCGGCATCACACTTCCTGATTCGTATGTCAATGCTGCGTCTCTGAAGCTCCTTAAATACGCCATAGCATTCATTGACAAGAACGACTACACAAGGTACGTCTATCAGCCTAAGGTTGATGAGATTTTCATGGCAAGACAGCATGATCTTGCTGAAAAGGATACTACAGGAGTTATCAAGAGTCTTCATGATACGCTCAAAGCCGGAGACTTGATGGAGTTTGAGGATACTGACCTCAGAATTGGCGGTGTAATATCCATAGATCAGCTCACAATCAAGGAAGAAGATGGTAAGATTCCTACCTACGATATAACTCTTCGCGAGGATAAGGAGGTTGGAACTATCCAGAAGATCCAACAGCAGATATCGTCGCTCCAAAGTGGAAATGGCGGAACAGGTGCAGGCTTGACAACTACACAAGTCAAGGGCCAGATTGCAACAGAGGGAAGTAAGCACTTCATCTCAAAGATAAACGATGACATAGCCAACGGCACCATCACTTGGGAAAAGGTGCAGAAGTTCTTGCAGGGATTGCTTGTCGGTGGAGGCTCGTGGACTCCAGACGCAGAAGGTCGTTCGCACCTCATCACAGATTACTTGGAGGTAAGAATGAAGGCTATCTTCGAGGAGCTGGTTATCAATAAAACATCCACCATTGGCGGTAAGGAGATAATCTCTCCTGCTGGCGGCGTGGTGGTTCATAAGGTAGAAGAGGTTACTGTGACATATAATAATGTGTCACAGAAGGCTTATCGTTGCTATTTCTTAGCAGAGCAGGAAGGCGATGAGGTAGATAACGACTTCGCGGTTAACGACCAAGTGCGCTCGGAATCATTCAATGTTCGCAAGGGCACTTATCACAAGGCTGGCAATCACTTCTATTGGCGATTGGTAATCGGTCGTGATGAAGACCCTGTAGAGCTGGAAGGAAAGAAGTATCATTATATCGACCTCTCTGATACCGATTGCGCTACGGCAAGCTATGTTCCTGCTAAAGGTGATGTGCTCAACCAGTGCGGTAATAGAACCGATGTAGAACGTCAGAACTGCCTTATCTTCTCGGCGGTAGATACCTATTCGCCATCCATTAGCCTCTATCACGGCATCAACAGCTATTCCTTTGCCAATAGGGAGTACGTGGAATATGGTGTGAATAAGCAGAATAACAAGGCATTCTTCAACGTCTATGGTGATATGTATGTAGGCGATAGACCTACAAAGGAGAATGGCTATGAGGGCAGCTCTTATATCAGATATGATAGCAGCACTAAGCAAATGTCTGTTAAGGCTAAGATTTCCGCTAAATCCACTGTGGATGGCAAGGAATTGTCTCAGTATATTAAGGAGAACTCAGCAAAGGGCTTGACCGAGGAGCAGGTAAACAATCTCATCAAGAACTCGCAGGTCATTGCCGACTTGCAGAATCAGGTGGATGGTGCTATCGAAACGTGGTTCTATGATGGTGTTCCTACCTTGGAGAATGCCCCAGCCATCAGTTGGAAGACCGATAAGGATAAAGAAATCCATCTTGGCGACCTTTACTACAACAACAAGACGGGCAAGGCATACCGCTTTGCCAAGGATAGCAACACCTATAAGTGGACTCTCATTACAGATACCGACATCGCCAAAGCCCTTTCCGATGCAAGAATGGCACAGGAGACCGCAAACGGGAAGATGAAGGTGTTCAGCGTTCAGCCTACGACACCTTATCAGGTTGGCGATATATGGGTTAATGCCACTTATCCTTCTGACGGCAGTACCTACAAGAATGAGGTATTGCGCTGTCAGACCAACAAAGCGGCTGGTTCTCAGTTCGCCATCGGTGATTGGATTAAAGCATCTAAATACACCGATGATACCGTTGCCAACGCAGCCAAAAAGGCAGCAGAAGATGCTCAGAAGGCGGCACAGACCGCACAGACGGACATTAAGAACCTCGGAAAGACGGTCACTGATAATAAGAAGGAATTCGATAATTATGTTACCGATGGCTACCTAGAGCCTTCCGAGATTGCAGCAATGGCGCAGGATTCTAAGCGACTTGAGGATGATTTTGCGGCTGCACAGAAGTCGTATAATGAGGTGAAGGATGCAGAGGTACTGAAGGACACCAAGGAACTCACTGACCTCAACACCGCTTTTGCTACCCTCACGAGTGCCAAAACGGAACTCATCAAGTTTCTTTCAGATATATCTAAAAGATACAATGAGACTGATACCGACGGCAAGGCTGCTATCGTCTCAGCCGTGGGAACGAAGTTCACCAACTTCCAAAGCGCATATTCTGCCTTCTATGACAAGCTGGGTTTGGCAAACGCATATATCACTAGGAAGATATATGGTGACTTGAAGCAGAATATCACAGACCTCGCAGGTTACAAGTATCTCAAGGATGCGCTCGGTCAGACTACAGATATTGACGGTGGTCTTGTAATGACAACGCTCCTTGCGCTGAGAGACGGAGACGGAAACGTTCAGAGCGGTATCAACGGAGCAATAGACCCGAATAGAGGAAAGAAGAGTATCGCAACATGGTGGGGCGGTCAGATGGTGGATAAGGACTATAATAGCGGAAATCTTACCCCTGCGACCTCCCTCATCCGCTTCGACGGCTCTGGCTACCTTGCCAATGGTGCTATCTGGTGGGATGTGAGCGGAAAGGTTCACGCAGACCCGACATCGTTTATCATCAGCGAAAAGAATCTTGGCGCATACCTCATCTTCTTCGAGCCGACTTGGAAGGAAGGAAGTGCAGGAACGAGCGTTGCCGACCTTGTATCACTGAAGCCAAACGCACCATTCTCTAAACTTGGTGTATCGGGCGATGCTACCTTCGAGGGCGCAATCTCCTTCCATGGCATTAAGCTCACGTATGATTCCACAAACAAGGCAATCAAGATTGATGGAAATCTCTATGCCACAGGTGGTATCACGGCATACGGAGCAGGAACATCTACCACGGGCGGTGGTGGCGGCTTGAACGGCAGTGTGAAGAGTTATTCAAA